CCTTTGTATTGACAGCTTGTTCTAAAGCTACAGTATCCATACCGCCAGCTACTAGAATTGCCATTTGATCTTTTCTCCAGAGTTCCAATTGGGCAAGTTTTTGTTCATCACCTTTCATATTTATTATTAATAATTCTTCATTCAATCTTTTTGCGGCTTCGATCTTTGCTTGCTTGTCAGCACTTTCAGCCGATGTATCTACTTCAGTTACTTTGTCAGTTTCAGTATTAGGCTTTGGTTTCAGTCCTTTTTTATCACTAGGTTTACCTATGTTTTCAGCTAGTTTTTTTATCTTCTCTATACTTTGTATGGTTTGCTCTTGTGTTGCTACAAACTCATTACCCATTCTTTTAGCAGTATTGACAGTATCATTACCAACCTCATTAAACAAATCTTTTACAGTATTTGCCGATCCAGATATATATCCTCTAATAGCTTGCCAAAAACCGGCCATACCTTTACTATCTATAGTAGAGACAGTTTTAAAAGACAATACTACAGGTTCTATAAAGTAAGTGAGTAACATTCCAGAGAGTTGATTAAATATTATTTTAATTGTCTCCCACCCAATTAATAAAGAGTCAATAAATACTTTCATTACATTTACTGAATCACCTAAGCCATCATTGAACTTGGATGTATTGACTGTGGACATTGCTTCTACTGATTGGTCGAAGGCATCAGTAAGGGCATCCAGTAGAGGTGTCAATGCTTTAATCTTTGCACCATCTAATCGTTTATTTAATCTGTCTAATGAATCATTAAACATTTCCGCAGATTGTATAGATTCTTCTGAGATAACTATACCTAGTCTTTCAGCTTCGTCCCCAAATTGTTTTATACCTTCTTTACCTTGTTTTAATAATGGCAGTAGTCTTACAACACCTCTTCCGAATATATCTGAAGCTAATCCAGCTTGTTGTGCAGGGCTATTGATTTTAGATATACCTTCGGCCACATCGGAAAATAATGTAGCAGTATCTTTTAATGTTCCATCAGTATTAGCTATACTAACACCTAATGCTTTAAATTTATTCAATGCCTCTGCATTGCCTTTAGAAGCGTCGGATACAGATACATTGAACCTTGTAATTACCATATCAAGGGCTTCGACTTCCATACCTGTTAGCTTTGCGGCATACTGCAATTTCTGGAGGTCGTCGGTAGCTATACCTAATCTATTCGATGTATCCCGTATACTGTCAGCCATTGTGGCTATTGCTTTTACTTGATTATATATCCATCCAGCAAACTGTATTGCTACGAAGCCTTTTATGGCATTACTAATAGTCAATACTGAATCTTTAAACTCGGAAAATTTTTTCTTTGCTACTCCCAGTCCTTCACTAATTTTGGCAGTGAACTTACTGGCTTCCATGGCCATTGCTTTTAGTTGTGGTGTAACTAGGTCTACTAACCTAGCTACCACTGTTAATTCTTCATCACCACCACTGGCCATACATACTACCTTTTTTCCTTTTCAAATTGTGCTAGGCACATCTCATATACATTACACGCTTGAATGAATCTATACATTTGATCTTCATACTTTTCCATCGTAGCACCTTGAAACTTGGTATGATATTTGTATTTATCAAACCAAGCCAGTATTTGCTTTGGAATAAACTTTCTAGGGCAATTCCAGTATTTAATTTTTCTTCCTTCATATACTTCAACTATAACTGGTTTAGGTGCGGGTTGGCCTTTACATCCTCTAGATTCAGCTATTTTATCGTCAGTGCCACAAACCATACATGGAGCGGATGGTATGGCTCCTGAGTGATAGCCCGCTAAAATTCTAAACCCTCCAGTTCCTCATGGTTAAGATAAGACCTTTCATTAATAGCCTCGTGAAGTTCCATTTGTAAAGGGGCTGGTAGTTTTTCAATACATTGTATATGTACCTTCTGACCATTCTGTTTGAAAAGGATTTCTTTACCATCCATACCAAATAAGTTTTTCCAGCCAAGTACATTGCTCTCAATAGTTTTAATCCTTTGCGCACCAGTATTGAACTGCATTTTATCAGTTCCCGGACTATATACACCGACATCGTCTTGAGCTTTCGCAACTTGATACCCATTCAAACCTCTTAGTTTAAATACTGGCCACTTGTCTTTATTCTCTGGGAATACTGCTCTATATATCTTTGGCGTATATAGAAAGGAATCCTCTGAAGAGAATCCCATATATCCTTTTAATTTTTGAATTTCCTCTGGGGAAAAAATTCTGTTTTCTTCTTTCAAATCCATGTTGGCTCCTTGGATTAATTGTTAGTGTTGATTAAGTTCTTGCACCTTGTAGTATTTCAAAGGAATCGTTTCCAGTTTCGCTTGCAGAACCAGTCAATAAAAAATTCATTTTATGAGTTCTAGCACCATTGCGAGCATCAGGAGCGACAGATATATACTGGGCCTTATTCATGTTGAATGATAGGGCAGGGGCAGAGGATAAGGTAATTTGTATAGCCCGTAAAGTTTGACCAATCCAATCTGAATAAAATCCAACTTGTGATAGTAATTTAGCATTAGGGTCAATACTAATAGTAGAAGACCTTCCAGCGATGTATGCACCAACAACACCGCCACTAGCTTGAGGGGCTTTCCACAGTTGTATATCATTACCGGTAACGATTTCAAATGAGTCGAAGTCTTGATTTATACTATTGACAAGTGCAGTTGCTCCCATCACTGAAGGTGGAGTTATGTCAGATACATTAGTAGGAACTAATCTATTTGCGTATATAAAGTCTTGAATTAATGGCCAAGCTCCTTGAAATTCAAAATTAGCTTGTACTGGTTCACCTACAGTGCCAATACTAAAACTAACTTCGCCTACCATCCCAGAAAAACCAAGACGAAGTCCATCAGGTGATGTACCTTCCTCTAATTCTTCTATTAGTATTGATACTGGTGAGTGAGTCATATCAGCATGAGGAAACCACGATATACCATCCACTGCGGCGGATACATCTACTACAGTATTGTTATTCCATCCTACTGCTTTGTATCCACAGGCTTGTAGTAATTTACTCCAAGCTGGTTCGGCATTAGGTGTAGCTGCTGGATACATATCTACTTTAAATCCAACCTTACCAGTCCTTGCTCCCATCACTGACCTTTGTTGGTCTAATGTATGTAGCAAAATTTTTCGTTTATACTCTGCAATTTCATGTGAGTATGTTAGGTCTCTAACGCCTAAATTGTAATCAGCACTGGTTAGAGTCTCTGCTGTATATGGGGTAGTTTCAGTACCAATGATAATTCCAGTTTTTTCAACTAAGAACATATTATCCTCCTATATTGGGGTTTATTAATTGTTGTCTATAATATACTTTAAGCAGTATAGATATTCCACCTCTAGGCTTTTCAGCTCTTGTACCGAAGTGTCTATTGTTAGATATAATACAATTGAAAGCAGTACCGTTACCGTTTTCATCAGGTATAGAATAGTTAGTACCGAAGTATTTTTCTATATCGGCAATTACTTTTTCTTTCATTGTAGTCATACCATCTAATTCTTTTATCCATACATCAATAAAAAGGTCTGCTATCTTTTCGTATAGTCCTAATGAATGACCACCAGTAAATTCATTTGTATATACTTCATCTCCCCATACTGCGTCTACGGATGGGTAATCTTTTCTTTGTGAGTGTTCTACTACTTCAGAGTTCACCTCACCAAATTTTAAATAGTAACCATTGGCAGGATTGACATTGTTCTTCAATCCATATATAGCAGCTTTTCTAATTCTCTCTCTCATACTTTGTGGGTTCCTGAAAGTGATATATCCGATACTGGTGCAAGCATATACATTACCATTTCCTGAAAGTTGAAGATAACCACCTACGACACTTATATTCGCTAGGCCTGATATTCTTAATGTACTTAAACTTGAAATATTTGCAAGGGCGGAAATAGGTGCTTGACCATTAATACTAATAGTGGATGTGCTACTTACATTACCAATGCCTTTAATATTGCTTGTACTATTAATACTTAAATTACTTAAGCTAGATAGATATATAACTCCGTCAATATTTGAAACTGAATTAAATACAATACTGCTAGTACTTGTTAAAGATGTACTTCCTCTAATAACACCATTACCATTGATTAATAAGGAAGAAGCACTTGATAGACTTGTTACACCTTTAATGGTACTGGTTGAAGTGAATACGATACCAATACTAGAGGATTGTATTGAACCTATACCTTTTATTAAAGTAGTTCCATTTAGTGAAAGAGTACCATTTGAATTAAGGTTTACTCTACCAGTAATATTAGAAACAGTATTGATTGATAAAGACGATGTGCTTGTAATATTACCTTTGGCAGACATATTAGCACTACCAACAATTGACAGTATAGACGAACTTCCACCAGTTGATTGGGAGGATATATTTGCATTTCCATTTATGGCCAGTGTAGATGTACTGGTAAGATTTCTGAGGGAAGATATATTGGCTGAAGTAGTAATTGATAGGGTTGAAGTGGAAGTGATATTCCTTAGGGAAGATATATTAGCACTACCAACAATAGATAGTATAGATGAAGAAACAGTACCAGTACTACCACTAATAATACTACTACCGGTAATTGCGAAAGTAGATGTACTTACTAAGTTACCTTTAGCCGATACATTGGCGGTAGTATTGATAGAAAGCGTCGATGTACTTACTAAATTTCTTAGCGAAGATATATTAGCAGTTCCTGAGATTGACAAGGTAGAGGTAAAAGTAGTTCCAGTACTTCCAGTAATATTTGAGGTTCCAGTAATTGATAAAGAAGATGTACTTGTAATATTACCTTTGGCAGATATACTAGCATTACCAACCAATTCTAGTATAGATGCCACAACCACATTCCCAAGAGCGGACATATTTGCGGTTCCACTAATAGACATAGTGGATGTACTTACTAGATTTCCTTTTGCTGATATATTAGCACTACCAGTGATGGCAAGTATTGTAGAAGTAACTACATTACCTTCACCAGATATATTAGCACTACCAGTAATTGCTAGAGTCGAAGTAGAAGTAATATTTCTTAATGAAGATATATTGGTAGTAGTGTTTATTGATAGAGTAGAGGTAGAACTAATATTACCTTTAGCAGATACATTAGCACTACTTGTGACAGCTAGTAAAGAGGTAGAAATTAATGATGTATTGCCAATAATATTTGAAGTACCTACTACTGAAAGAGTAGATGTACTTGTCAGATTTCCTTTAGCTAATATACTAGCAGTTCCAGTTATTGCTAGTATAGAGGATAATATAATATTGCCATTAGCACTAATAGTACTACTGCTAGTAATGGCTAATGTTGATGTACTGGTAAGATTCCTTAATGAAGATATATTGGCTGAAGTAGTAATTGATAGGGTTGAAGTGGAAGTGATATTCCTTAGGGAAGATATATTAGCACTACCAACAATAGATAGTATAGATGAAGAAACAGTACCAGTACTACCACTAATAATACTACTACCGGTAATTGCGAAAGTAGATGTACTTACTAAGTTACCTTTAGCCGATACATTGGCGGTAGTATTGATAGAAAGCGTCGATGTACTTACTAAATTTCTTAGCGAAGATATATTAGCAGTTCCTGAGATTGACAAGGTAGAGGTAAAAGTAGTTCCAGTACTTCCAGTAATATTTGAGGTTCCAGTAATTGATAAAGAAGATGTACTTGTAATATTACCTTTGGCAGATATACTAGCATTACCAACCAATTCTAGTATAGATGCCACAACCACATTCCCAAGAGCGGACATATTTGCGGTTCCACTAATAGACATAGTGGATGTACTTACTAGATTTCCTTTTGCTGATATATTAGCACTACCAGTGATGGCAAGTATTGTAGAAGTAACTACATTACCTTCACCAGATATATTAGCACTACCAGTAATTGCTAGAGTCGAAGTAGAAGTAATATTTCTTAATGAAGATATATTGGTAGTAGTGTTTATTGATAGAGTAGAGGTAGAACTAATATTACCTTTAGCAGATACATTAGCACTACTTGTGACAGCTAGTAAAGAGGTAGAAATTAATGATGTATTGCCAATAATATTTGAAGTACCTACTACTGAAAGAGTAGATGTACTTGTCAGATTTCCTTTAGCTAATATACTAGCAGTTCCAGTTATTGCTAGTATAGAGGATAATATAATATTGCCATTAGCACTAATAGTACTACTGCTAGTAATGGCTAATGTTGATGTACTGGTAAGATTCCTTAATGAAGATATATTGGCTGAAGTAGTAATGGCCAGTGTAGATGTACTGGTCATAAATCCAGGTGATGTAGTGCTTATTACAATTGCCTTATTAGCTCCCAGTGAACCTGAAGCAGAAGGAGCTGGTAAGGTAAGGGTAGCATTTGCACCACCTTGACCATTTACAATAGTACCGCCATTTAATGTGAGCGAGGATGTATTTACATAATCTAAATCTCCAGAGTTATCTCCAGCCTGTACTATGTATTTGAACCAAATCTTAGTTGACATGTTAACTTACCAATGGTGGACGATTTTTGTATGGATGGCCAGAATTTAGCGAGCCTGCAATACCCCATTTATGCGCTAGTATACCTTCGATCTGTTCTCTATTTGCTTGGCTTAAAGCTCCTACATATATACATAGCTCGCCTATAGCTCCATCTAATGTACCGCTGGTCTGTTCGTGCCCTGCCCCAACATTCAATACTCCTGTAGTTACTGCTAATGCAGTTGCTGGAAAACTACCACTACTACCAATACTAACTCCATTTATTCTTATGTTTGAACCTATGTTATCAAACTGAGGATTGAATAGTGTTGGTGTTCCAGTAATAGGGGTTACTGTTATATCGGCTCCAGCATTGTAATGATCTAATGTATATTGCGTTGAACTGCGGTATCCAGTATGTAAACCAGAAAAGTTGCCGGGTTGATTTGTTCCAACAAAATAACCGGGAGCAGTATCGTATACAATAACTGCAAATATAGAATACGCACTCGAATTAATAGCAGTAAAGGCGGCAGATGTAGACATACAATCAAAACCGGCCAAATGAAATTCTAGTGCATGTAATCCATTGATGTATCTAACACCATACGAAGGTTTTTTACTTTCAGTAGCTTGCACAAGGTGTCTACCATTAGTGGACTTGTCATTCCACTGCGAAGCAAATCCTCCTGATTGAGTTATAGACGATGTATCTGAAGCATCATACCATACTGCCATAGGTACTACATCTATTGGTGTTTTCATTGCAACTCTATTAACTAAGTACCCACCAGATTTTACAGCTAAATTTAATTGAGGTGTTCCAGTAGCAATTACTGCTCTATTAAATTCTACAGATATGTATATCTCTTCACCAGTTGTATAGGTAGCATTTGCTTTGTCGGAAGATACATTAGTGACAGTAGCACCGGCTATTACTCCAGAAATATTAGCGGTACATGTAATTGCTAAGGTGCTAGTAGAAGTTGTAGCTACTGAAAAGGTAGGAAATGACAATGAAGCAAAACTTGCAATTGTAGTTTGGCCAGTACTAGCTTTTTCTAAGGTTGCAGTGGTGGAGTTTGTTAATTTGTATGTGACACAAAAGTGCCCACCTATATCATTAGCACCATCACTTCTTGCCCACCAGTATAAAGAAGATGTAGGTATCAATACTGTTTTAGTAGTGTCTACTGTGGATAGTGTAACGGCAAGTGATGTAGTCGCTGTTCCTAATGTATTGGTATTAAATTGTTGGACAGATATATTTGCGTCTACAAATTCAATCACTTGTGCAGTTACAGTGGCCGCTCTAGCACCACCACTTCGTATATGTCTAAGATTAGTATTTGATGTGCAGTATAGATTTGCAAAGTCAGTTCCTAAGAATCCTGCTCCGAACTCTGTAGAACCGATAACAATAGTTTTTTGATAGTTAGTTAAGGTGGATATAGTGGTGTCTTTAGTACCTGTATCAGTTGTAGCGACAGATATATCTATGTGTTGAACACTGGCTTTACTTCCCCAGTTTACTATTTCATACCACTTTGTGTTAGTTTGCCCGTCGTTAGTTGTTAAAGTAGTTGTTCCAGTAATTTTTGGTCTTACAAAATCGTCCGCACCTAATGTAGCACCAGTCATGTGTAAGTTACATTGTACATGTGCCTGACTGACAGTTACTGCGCTAATGGTTATAGAAGTTTCAGTAGTCCATGTACCTCTCTGGACAGTTATACCAGAGGCGGATGTAAACTCACATACTTCCCATTCAACAACTACACTAGCAGTAGTCATTGTACTTAAGCGCATTTGTATATTAGTGGAACTAGAAAGAAAATATGCTAACTGGTATCCTTGAGGGTCAGCAGAAGGACTTCTGACAGTACATTTCAACCACGCCCTAGTAAGAGTTACTGTGGAGATGGTTACATCAGTGGTGGTATTATCACTATCTAATGTAACTACTCCACGCTGTAAACTCTGCACATGTGACATTATACTGGCTCAAATAAACTTACAGAATCAACTTCAATTTTAATCCTATTGAATACTCTAACATTATCGAACCGTTTTCTTTCAACTGGTATAATGTATTCACCAGCTACAGTAGGATTAAACTTCACATTCGCAACACCAGCAACAACCGCAAATCGTACAAATATAATTCTATTGTCAAATACAATAGGCAATCTAAAATTGTTATCATTATAGGATGTATCTACACCAATCAAGTTTTTATCCCATAGTTCTATAGTGATATTAGCCTTGTTAGTTCCATTGTCTTTTACTGAAGTTTTGTCGGTGAATATTTTAATCCATCTTTTATTACCTTCAACATTGAAGTTAATATCAGTTACTAGATTACCAGTCCATACAATTACATACTCCTCGCCATCCTCTAACTTATTAGTTTGAGCATTAGAAAGTTTGTAGAATGTATAGTCACTTTTAACCCCACCAAACTTGGCAGGAATAATGGTCTCTAGCTCATTGAGAGTAAAGTCATTATTCCTGTCTTTGGTAGTTACTTCAACTATACTATTATTGGATTTTAACCCGATAACCCAAGCCATGTATACTCCTTAAGCCGCAGTGAATGTAATTGCACCAATGGCGAATTGAGGTGTGATTCCAGCCGATATAGCTAGAGGCGTACCGATGGTTCCCCTTAGGATAAGGTTTCCAGCTCCTGTACTGGCAGTACCGAGACCTACAAAGGCCGCATTTGCAGTACCGGCAGTACATGCACCAAAGGCCACCAATGCGGCGTTAGTGCAGTTCTCTGAGGCAATAGTCCAACCAGCACCAGAGCGTACAATGGCCACTCTAGCATAGCCAGTATAGGCGATCTCATTTGTGGTCTGGTCTCCAGCTTCTCCAGCATCCGTGGTATGTAACGACAGATAAAAACTTCCGGGTACGGTTGAACCCCTTAGACCAGTAGCGTCTCCAATATTCGCCCACCCAGTATTGGCGAAGATTAAATTTAAAAGAGCGGTTTCAGCCGCATTGGTTAATTGTGACATATATATGTCTCCCTTTCGTTTGTGTTTATTTTACTGAGGTGCATTATACACCAATGAGTTTAATATAATTAAATCTCCTATAGATACATTCAAATCCATACCAGTTGCTTCAAAGTCTCCACCAGCACCGGCTACAGTTACAGTACCTGTCATAGTCACTACATTATCCCTATTCTTAAATACTGCTTTACTTACTAATCCTTTTGCTATTGCAGATAGTGAAGATACTGGTTTTAATAATGCTTGCCCATTAGATACATTATTGAAAGCTGGGTTTGGTAGTATGAATACAACTAAAGGTGTATTATTTAAATTTTGTAGTTCTAACCTTCCTGAAGAAAAACCAGTACCAGTATTGACTGCATCAATAGCTACTTGGCACATGGCATCCCTTACTAATGTATGATGTATGTAAGTCATTTTTGTTTCATTATTTCTTTTAATGATTTTCTTACCGCTCTTACAAAGAACTTTCTTCCACCAACTTGCTTAAGGTCTTTACGAACAAAGGTTCTTACTGGTATATGCTCAAATTCAAAGTTGATAGGTTTAGTAATTCTATCTTTAATAGGTGGCTTTGCTCTTTTTCCTTTATACTTTCCTTTACCGAACTCATGGTCTTTTAAGTATGTAGCGGATGTAGATATAGTAGTTTCGACCTCATTATTATTGGTTATTGTTGTCTTAGGAAACCAACTAGCTCTAGCTCTACCAGTGCCTATGTATAGTCCTGTATCGTCATTTCTTCTTCCAGAGTACCACCGCTCTTGTATATGTGTAATAAATTCAAGTCCAGCTTGTTGGAAATGTTTTTCAAAGATAGAAGGTGCTTTTGCTATCTTCTTTCGCAAGAACTTAATAGATGTACTTAACCCATCACTAGACATGAAATCTCCTGAGAGGAAGTAGCATACTGCGCACTTCTGGTCGCAGTTCGTATATATTGTTCTCAGCCTTTACATATTGAGTATTACCAAATGTTGAGGAATCTCTATTGACATTAGTATCTTCAAAATTATCTTTATGCTTGAACATGTATCTGATTTGCATGTCACATGCCATACCTATCTCTGGATACTGTTCAACTAAACTTTTATTAGTGATTGATAGTATACTTGCAGTTGTGGCTGGTATAGCACTGCCGTTTTCAGTTAACGAAATAGTCAATACATCACCAGCTTCAAATACACCTTGTAATGCTTCATAAGTAAAGTTAGGTGCATTAACGCTTGTAAGTATACCTACCGCTCCATTAGTGTTGCGTATATAGTTACCAGCTAGAGGATTACCAGATAAATTAGTACCAATACAATCTGTTCTTGTTCCATGTATTGCTAGTCCACCGGTATACACTAACTTTAATCCTTTAGGTGTTTTAATGTTAGTTAGTGCCCTATGTGTTATAATACTTTTATTATTAGTGCCTAGTATATAATCTGTCACATCACTTTCTTCTCCAGTAAATTCTCCAGTGTATGAATACTTCAATGATGTAACGGAGTTAATAATACTAGATGTATAGAAGATGGTTTGGTACGGGGATATATTAAAAAACTCTATTCTTTGTTCTTGATTAAACTTTGTATTAATAAAAGACTCTATGTTCCTTGACATAGAGTATAAAAAGGTTGTTAGTAATGATGTATGTTCTAGCACATTGCTAGAGTCCTCTGAGATACCTATGTATCTGCGTAATCTAGTAAGGCTAGAACATACCACCATTTTAGTATCCTACGACATTGACAATGTTTTTGTTTTGTGATACAGGAGCTATAGAACTAGGTGAACCTAGTAAAGCAACAACTCCAAAATCACATTCAGCGACAGTTACAGTCGCAACAACACGCATATATCTTCCGACATTCTTACAAAGAACTCTGATTAGATATACATCATTGTCATTGGCTGCTAGTATCTGAGGTAATACTGCCCCACTTAAATCAGTGGCAGTACTCATGTCAGCTAGGTCGTCGTGTTGTACCTTTATATCGACAGCACCACCACCGGTATTACTTCCAGAGTTCACAACAAACACCACTTCCTCGAAGTCTTTAGTATCTATTGTGAATCCGTTACCAGTAGCAATACCGTAGTTATTAGCAGGTAAAGCAACTTTTGCGAGTACTTTTTCTGTTATATACATAGCCTACCATGCACTTTCTAGAGTCTCGGCATCTGCAACTACAGTGAAGCCAAGAGGGTCTTTAATGTTTACATCAACATTCTGGAAAGCATTAATCCAGATTTGACGATTTCGCATTGCGGAACCAGTACTGTCACCAGCAATGGTGGATGTAACGATTTCAAAGTCGTCCCACATTGCAAGAATCAATTGTGACCAGTCACCAAAGATAACTTGTGAGGATGTGCTTGAAGTGCCTTTTACAACATTGTTAGGAAGCAATGTAGTGGTACGGATAACCGCTTCCAATATATCTTCCAAGGTGGAGGTTTTAATCATTGGATTGATAATTGGCATACCTTGTGCTTCTGGTTGTCCAGAGAACTGAGGTACACGCTCGCGCTTCATTCCACTCAATACTTCAGGACGCATTAGGAACCCATACTTCCCACCTGGAGTCAATAGGTTGTTTACATCGACTTTGGTCATCATTGCCATGGCCTTGTCAATACGGAACCTTGCACCATTGGTTGCTTCTAGTGCAGATGAATCAGTTTTACCTGATGTATTGATTATTCCAGTAGGTTGTGAGCTGCTGCCAGTACCTGACATGATAGCTCTTTCCCATGTGAGTGCAATACCTCTGGCCAATTCAGTTTGAATGATTTGGTCGGCAATACTGCCAGCTTGAGTCAATAGCATACGACTTTGTTTTGTAAAGCCTGCTACTGTCTTGGGACGAAGTTCAATTGCACCAAAGGTGGATTGACTTTCAGTAGGTGCTTCTTCTTCACCGACCCAGTATCCAGTGGCTCGACCAGTGACCTTAGGTATATCGAGGTTCCCAGTGAGTCCCTTCAATACTGTTGGCCCCATTTCCATAATAGGCATACGGGCAATGGCAAGGTCAATTACCACTTTTGAAAGTTCGGTAGGTACTAAGAAACCGCCATTAGCACCAGTGGTTGTATTGTTTGACTTCTTGTGAAGCTCTTCAACAATAGCTTGTGTGGCTTTTGCTTTGGCATTGGTTCCCCATTTACCTTCGACTTGTGCCTTTACAATTTCTACCCATGAGAAATTCTTTTCGGTTTCAACTCCGGGCATGGACATCTTTCGCTCGGCTAGTTGTCGGGCGACTTCTTTTTCGACCAATGTATTGAGTTCGTTTTCTTTAGCCTGTTTTTCTTCAGGAGAAAGAGTTTTTGCATTGGCAATTTGTTCCAATACATCTGCCTTGAATGTATCAAGGGCTGATTTTAATTCCTGTGACATTTTACTTTCCTTTTTTGATTTGTGTTAGTGTATCGTTAAAACATTCTGTAAGAAGGCTTAACTCATATACATCTATCTCTTTACGCTGTGTGTCTGAGGCTTCAGTGCCTAGAGTTTCAGGTTCAGTGTCAGGTGTTGTATCTGGTTCGGTTTCTTCTTCCATAGGGCTTAACAATTGGTTGAGAACATTCTGCGCATTTTGTATAGCTACCAAGGCATCATTGATTGCAGTCTTTACATTCTCAGGCAATGTATCTGATTCAATTGGTTCCTCGGCTTTTAACTCTTTTAATGCAGTTTTTATAAGTGCTTTGATGTTTGTCATATCTAATTTTTCCTCAATGATTATAGGGGTTTCAATAGTAGGTACTGGAGTGATAAGATTTTTATTCTTCACCCATGTATCCATTTCTTCTCTCTTTACAATACCTTTAGCAATGGCCTCTTGTAAGGCGTTAGGGTTGGCAGGTATGCCACATAATGTATGCTCAAGAAGTTCTTGTGATGTATATTCAACACCCCAAGGTGTCATGCCAAGTACTTCTTTTTCTTTTACTGAAAGTTCGCTGGTAGCTTTAGGTAAAAATCCTACGCTAGAGGCTTTCATAAAACCGTTTTTCGCTAATCGAAAAGCCTTGTCGGCTTCAGCAGATACATCCGCATTCGGAAATAGTATCCACATTTTTAATTGTTTAGTTGTTTCATCGACCCATACTTTAATACCGGAACCGATTGGCATTTGTGTATAGTCATGGTTTAACATTACTACAGGATTTTTTTTGTAGTTTTCTAAATCCCATCCTGCTTGTCGTATGATGTCACCATACCTATCTACCGATTCATCGGAACATACATAGGACAATACACGCTTTTCATATCCCTCCTGATACTCAATACCAGCTTCTTTACATAGTGCTTGGCAATCTTCTTTGCTAATTGACACCTGAGAAGGAGCAGATACATCAGAACCATCTCTGGTTTGATCTCCAGATTTCTTTTTAAACAATACATCGGTAATAGTGTTACCAAATTGGGATTGTATATACTCTGGTAGTTGTTCAGTGGTGATAGCAGAATTATTTTTTGTCATAGTGGTTCCTTATTGCCCTATATTAAATGTAGAATAAAAAGCAAGTCCTGCAAAATAATTTTGCATTATTCCGTCACTTTCTTTATTCTTACTAACCACTTCTTTAGTATTGTCAGCTATAGATACATTGCCATCTTTTAGCATTACATCTATATCTTCTTCACTAACAGCTTCTTTAGGTGTATTGACTAAAGAATTTCTTACTACGCTATTATGATGTTTCATACTATTCTCCTTTTATTATTGGTACTACTATACATCTACAGTTTATTACATTACCAGCACTGGCGTTTGGGTCGTGAGGATAAGATATATCTTCACCATTATTAAACACTTCACCTATCTTTATTACTTGTCCATCTAATTCAATATGAGAGAATGTATCTGTTCCAACACCCCTCACTCTTTCATCACCAGCGGTTACCCATTCTACTTCTTCCACTTCAGCGGATTTAAGTATGTCTTGTCTTGCTATTGAATGTATAGCCGCACTCTCTGTCCTAGCTATTGTATTGGCTCTGGCAGGGTTATTAAATAAGGTTCTAATATTACTTTTTAATAATTGACTTATGTCAGTGATGGATAGGTCTTCTTCAATTGCTTGTTTCATTACTGCATTAACTCTGGTACTAATTGCTTTGTTGGTAGTTGTATTGACATTGGCCAATACATTCATTCTATCCTTTAAAGCCTTTTTAAGTGCAGAACCATTTTCATCCCAGTTTATTACTTCGACTTCTTTACTAAGTCTTGAAGCCTCTAATTGTATGGATGCCTTATATGATGGTAACATTAATGATTTTATTGTTTTGTCTTGCTCTGCTTTGTCTAGTATAAAGTTAATCGGTTCTTTTTTTGCTTTCAATACTGAACCAGTTATACTCTTATTAGTATTGACCCATGTATCAATTGAGTCTAGTACTTTATTCCTTTGACCAACAAAGAACTTCACTAAATCTTTTTTAAACTTTTTTTCACTAGGTATTAATACTTCTTTGTGATACTGTGCTAAGTAGTGCATACTACCAGCCCTATGTAGTGTCGATTTCTCTTCTCCTTCTCCTTCAGTATTGGTAGGAGTAGTATCTTCTTCAGGAGTAGCATAGTCAGGATATGTATCTCCACTCATTACCATTTCGGCTGGTACTAATCCATAACTAATTAAAGCAGTATCAGCCCATACTACCTTTGATAGGTCTAGGTCAAGTTTTAACCTTGTGTTAATTATGGATAATGGAATATTTAAGCCCATCATTAATTTAGCTTGTTCTAATTTGTTGGCGTAGTTGTCTTGTAACGCTTCGACCCTTGTATAGTCAGAGACTAATGTATAGACTCCTCTGTCAACTTTACCAACCCATTTATTTAAACTTTCCAATATGCGCTTGTCTAATGGTAATAATGTTTTATCCCAGAATGATTTATTTGCAGTAATGGCAGTTGCATAATTTAAATCTTCATAGCTTGATACTTCAGCTTTAGGCACTCCGTATACTGCGAGGACTTGGTCTCTAGTCCATTTTCTTTGTTCTAAGAATTGCATTTCTAAATGCGTTCTTTGGAATTGTTGGTACTCTAATCCACTATGTAGTATAGCATCTTTACCAGCATTAGCTCCACCTCCATACATAGACTCCCATTGCTCTCTTATTTCTTTTATCTGTTCTAATGATAATTCTGCATTAGTTTTTAATGTACCACCTAATGAAGCATTATTATCGAAGAAAGTTTCATTTACTAATTGAGCCTTTATATCTTCACGAAGTGATGGATACGCAGATACTAAAGGACACATACCTCCTGATGGGTCGTCAGGGTCAGTAAAGTTAATTCTAATAACTTCATCTAATGTATAGTTTATTTTTTGTTGACCTATGATTAGTTGCCATCCTACTAATATATTCTTTGAATCTTTAACAGCTTTCACAAATTCTGAAGAAAAAGGATATATCTCTTTAGGTATATCTCCTCTAGATACTGAAAACTTTTTGCTAGGTGAACCTGTCTCGAACACTAGGAAACATTGGCCACCATCAGTATTTGGTGTAGGTAACAACAAATTTAAAATGATAGTTTCCCAAAAACTAGCCCTATCCATCATTGGATTAGGTGCATTAAATAAATCTAGTATTTGGTGATTAGTAATCAGTTCTTTATTAGTTGTATTTGTATAGTCTAACGCCTTTGGTAATTGTACGATATTTCTAGTGATAGCCTGACATGCAGAGTATACCCATACATTATTCTTGTATGATAACCTTTCGTTTACTTCTTTACTTTTACCGCCTTTAGCATAGTTAAAAAATTCAGAATCAAGGTTAGTATAACCTTTTTTAGCTAATTCTTTTTGTAAAAATCTATTCCATTCCATACATATTACCTATATCTTATAAGTTAAAGTTTTTGCTTTTCGACCTTGCCATGCAATACCCCAAGCCACTATTGAATCGTCCTTCTTACCGGAGTCTGCTTCATATCTTTCTCCAGTATCTATAAACGATTTACATTCTGCAAGGAATACACTATCATTCACTATCATAAATTTATTTTCTAGTGCTTCATTCAATTCATCAAGTAGTATAGGTCGAGTAGCACTATCAGTTTTCCAGCCGGGAACTTTTTCTACTTTACCGTTTCCATACTTATCCTTCTCCAGTATCTTTGTTCTATAGTATATATGTTTATACATCAATACATTCATTACTGTATTCATAACACTATGCCCATGATTATTTATTTCGCATGTGAATAAAGCATTGTTGTATTCCTTGCATAGCTCTATACACTTCCTAGCAAATACCTCTGGTCTCCACTTTCCTCTCAATACTGCTACCTGTTCTCCAGTAGTTTTATTCAATATACCTGCAACACTATTGTCACCACCCACTACACCTTCAGCAGTATCTGCACCAAGTATATACTTATGCCCTTGTATAGGTCTCTGCCATACAGTTAAATAATCCCTATGATTAATAGGGGCTTTAAGAGTAGTTGCTAATTCAGATAGTAATGATTGGTCGAAGAATGTATTGCTCCTAGTTAAAAAGGCTTGTGTCCATGACTCTGGATATTCTTGTTGAAATAGTTTTTTTAATTCGCCTTGTTTATCCCTACGCCATAGCATTTGATGTATAGATAAATTATGATGTGACATTAATTCTTTTTCTTCACCAGTGACAGTATCCAACCACTCTTGTTCTTTTTCTTTAGTAGTGACTAATGTATTTTGAGGATCGGTAAACCAAGGATAGAATAAAGGAACCCATTGATTTTTTCCGGCCATTGCTTCTTTGTACTCTTCATAAAACCAACCACTTGCACCATTGGCAGTAGTTTCCAAAATTACTTCTCCATACCTAGTTGCTTCAGATATACCAGCCATTAAATTACCTATTAAATCATAGTCTCCAGCCCACCAAGCTACCTCAGAACCATGCGCTCTATACACATTGTTTCCTCTGGAGAATGATCTAGAACCAGCAGTACCGATGTGAAAGTATGTATTGATAGCCGGAATTTCTAAAGCAATTTTAGATTCATTTGTTTTATACTTCAATCGAGGGTCTAGTTGTGCCATTAGATTAACCATTCTAAAAATACTTTTAGTATTGGATTGGTTATCCGCTAAGGTCACGCATGTAGTGTTTGGCATGGTAGCAACTGCTTTATATGATAGTGCTTGCTCCCATGTTGTCATGCCCATACGCCTCGATTTTAATAAAAGGAATCTAGCTTTCTTTCCAGCCTTTAGTGCATCCTGTTTAGCCTGCTGATGTATAAGCTGAATTTTTTTAGGCACAAAAGGTACGATGGTATGATGTATTGATTTAATCTTAACTCTATCAGTAAAGAATGATTCAACTGACAAATCCCTATTAATACCAGTCTCAAGGTATTCGTTCAATACATCTTTAAGTTTTGAACCATACAATGTATATGGGTTATTACTAATCATATTAATAGGCTTTAATAATACTAAGATTAAAAGACTTAACAGCTAGAGTATCCAATACATATAAAAACTTTTTAAAAGTAGTTCCAGAGTTTAGTATAGCCCTTTGGTCAGTTGGGTTGTTTAATTTACCGAATGTTTCACCTAACAGTATACATCCTTCAGTATGTTCAACAGTGTTGCCAGCGTGAAATAAAATGTTGCCTCTATTGGGTACATCGTTTACCATCCATGTATCCCCAAACTTAAACGACCTTGTTTTAGTACATGTATATCCTTTAATAGTTGAAGGTATACACGAAATCTTTTTTTGATTATTTAAATCCCTTGGTTCTAATGTGCAACAAAAAATTGCATCGTCGATTAACAATACACCAAAAACCCCATGTATAGGGTTAGCTTCTACTCGAATTAATTTTAGTTGTGCCATAGTTTATTTCCTTATTATAATTCTTTTTGGTTAAAAATTCAATTATGTTGAAAGCCTTTGACCAGTCTCTATACCAGCCGAAGGCCGTATCATTGCTAATTGTTCTGATAGGTCATTAACAAATAGTTTCAATATATCGGTATCTTTAATATACTTAACTGCTGTCTCAAATACAACTCTAGTTATATTGTCTATCATTACATGGTTAACATCTATTCTTATTTCTTTACCATATTCATCCCTATACTTTCGTTCTAATAAGAATTGAGATGCTTTTATTTTTAAACCATCGTCGGCAGTTACTAGCTTCTGTAGCAATCTTCTTTTATGGTCTGCCATACTATAGTCAACTGCATACTTAAAATTACAATAGTTAGTATCATACCAATTGCGAACTCTGGCTGGTGGTAGTCTTACAATGTTCGCTATATCGGTTAAGTTACATCCTAAGGTTACATGCTTTAACATTTCCTCGACTATAAGTGGAGCAAAGCCAACTAAGGCTTGCTCATTCTCATGTGGATAGTATAGAGCGGTATTTTCAATAGGTAATTGGTTAATATCTTCAGGAGTTAGGACAGATGTATCTACATCCTTAGTAGGTACTATAGGTTCATCTTCGTAGGCTTTAGTATACTCTACTTCAGTATACTCAGCTTCTTCTTCTTGATCTTCTTCCATACTAGCTCACCAATGATAAAAATTCAGCCCGTACTACTTGCTCTTTAAACATACCTTGTATAGAAGAAGTAGTCATTGAACTATGTTGTTTACCAACACCTCTTGCACACATACATAGATGCCTAGCATTAACTACTACCATCACTCCTTTACATCCAGGAACATGCTCCATTATTGCTTTTGCAATTTGATCTGTCATGTTCTCTTGTATTTGTAATCGTCTTGCATATATCTCAACCAACCTTGCTAGTTTAGACAGACCAACTACATGCCCACTAGGTATGTATCCAATATGCACTTTTCCATGGAAAGGAATCATGTGATGTTCACAAGTGGAAAAAAACTCTATGTCTTTACATATAACCATGGTGTCAGTATCTGATGCAAACACTTTACCGAGTATATCTTTAGGGTCTTTAGTGTATCCACTATACAACTCCCTCCAGCTTTTTACTACTCTCCTTGGTGTTTCAAGTAAACCTTCTCTATTCGGGTCGTCACCAATTGCTTGTATGTATCTAGTAATAATATCTTCCTGATCTACTTCAGCAGATACCTCCCAAGGAAACACTACCCATTCATTCACATCATTAACAAATGGAACCCAAAACTTATATCCTTGTTCTATGTATTTGCGAGCAGTATTACCAGAATCAATAATGTCGTCCACTATTAAGTCCGCTTGTGCAGGGTCACCAACTTGTTCAGCTAGTCCGAGTGTTTGTATACATTGGGCAATGTAGTATCCACCTCTAGGTACTCCAAAGACTTTCTTTGTATAGAACTCAGAAGGAAAATTTTTCCTTATTGTTTCCATTACTGTTTCGTGAGTTAAGTGTCTCATGTATATTACCTTTCTTTTAAAAATTTGTGTAGTTGTAAAGATATAGCCCACCCATTGCCTAACTCTTTTACTTTCTTAGAAGCAATGTACATATTCTTTTCATTATCTAATGGTTGCAAATACTTATAGAATATTGGCAAGTTATCAAACGCTTCTGGAGTAATCAATGTATCGGTATGAGGATACAATAGTTTCAAGGCATCTACATCCCTCCAATCTATTTTACATTTCTCAAGTGGTAATTTAGGACTACATGTCACATGGTCTATATACGACTTTAAGTCTTTATGTATTTTAATAGTACCATTAGTCTCTATATGTATAGGATAATTAGCACTAGCTAATAGTTTCACTAAATCTAATAGTTCCTCAGTTCTCTGAAGTAAAGGCTCACCACCCGACAGCACTACTATGTATGGAATGTCATTACTTATTTCAGTAATCTTCTCATATATAGTTTGAGGTGGGTATTCAGTACCACCATAAAAGTTAGTGTCGCAAAAAGGACAAAAGCTAGTAGCCTTGTCAGCCTCTTTACCTGACCACATGTTGCATGTACTGAACCTAACAAAGATAGCTGGATGCCCAGCGTATGTACCTTCACCTTGTATAGTTACTCCGAACACTTCTTTCACTTTCATTTTTCAACCTCCGCAAAACAATTTTCTGTTTCCCATAAAACAATTTTAAAAACTTCTATGTCACTATCTTTAAATAACATTTCACATACATCTAACAAATATGATGACATGTTTTCAGCAGTAGGATTAGTGGGCAATACATAAAACTTCTTGTCGTCGAAGGTATGATGTATCAATTTTAATTCTGGGTCTTCAGAGTAGTATATAAACCCGTGATCCCAGTATGTATCTATCCAACTACCTACCTTTTGTTTCAACTCAGAGAAATCAATGACCCTACCTATTTCGTCCAATGAATAGTGTGGTTTTGGTCTGGCATGTATATAAACAACATAGTTGTGCCCATGCAAGTTTGCACATTTACTTTCGTGCTTGTATACTCTGTGACCAGCACAAAATTGTAATCGTCTTACTGCTGTATATGTATTACTCATTCTAATCTCCTGTCGTTTTTATAATCATGTATAGTTGTGTTCCTGACACAAGCATAACTCTCATTTTCAAAAGGTTTCCAATCAAGTCTAACGGTATTAGGGCGTATACCTGTATATTTAATAAATACTTGGTAGTTAAATTTAATTTTATTTTTGTTGCAAACAGCTCTAACTTTTTTTGCAAAGTCAGTTCTTTCGTTAATAGGTAAAGACAAAGTTAGTATGTAAGGCTTAACCACTTTACACCACTTCTTTATTTTACTTAGTTCAGTAACCTCTGGGCATACATATAAGTGTTTAGCTTGAACTAACTTTAACGGGTTAGCATCATTACTAATAACAAAGACGGTGTTAGCACCGACCAAGTTACCTTCTGCCTCTACACCAACCCAAGACTTCCATACTTTTAAATTTGGTTTACTCATGCTGCTATTTCCTTTAAGACTTTTGCTACTATTGTTGAAGGGTGATAATCTAGTTCTTTATGATATACATAGTTCTCAGTATTTAATGCTTTTCTTACCAGCTCTATACATTTATTAAAAGAGTCGTATTGCCATTCTGAAGGCATAGTGTCTATATATGATAGTTTGTTAGGTGTAATTGGTATGCACCCCATTAAGGCAGACTCTACCATAGCTATACCGAAAGTTTCTTGCTCTGCGAATGACACTGACACTTTAGCTTTTGCTAGTAGTCGGTAATACTCATTCTTTGTTTTGCATACATCTTTTGTTTTTACAAATACTGCTTCATCTTTTAGTTTGCACGCTAACAGGTCAAAAAGGTCTGGATGCTTTTCAATGTTTAATCTATGAGGGAACACTACTACTTTTTGTTTAATACTTTCAATAAAAAAATCTTCTTTTAGTACTGGATACCCTATTGGAAAAATTTTATTTGTAGCTAGTGGGCATATATCTATTAATAACTGCTTATGATAGTAAGAGCCTACAAATACATAATCGATAAGTCTTAACCAACTAACCTCACAACCTCTAACCCATCTTTGCATGTTTAACTGGCTTAACAAATCTGCTGGATCATACGATCCTGCATGTAAGTATCCTGCTATCTTAAAGTCAACTCCTGAGATGTCTCGTATATATGCCAATCCCTCTATCCCAGGAAACCACAAATCGTGGAAGAACAATACATCACCGTCTTTAATTATTTTGTCTTTTAAATACTGTGATATTGTTTTTAATTGTTCTGACTTCCAATATATAGTTCCATGACAATCTAAGAATGAACCAGTTTCTACTTTAGAAGTTAATACATCTCCTTTAATGATTATTGATTCAATGTGCTGGTTACGAAATTCGTTTTGCCACCATTTTGCCCATTGTATAGAATACCTTTCCTCTAGTGGCTCAATAATAATATTAAAGATTTTCATTTATATACACTCCGCTGTTCTCCATGTCTTCGTAAACTTCGCACTCTGCAAGATCAAATTGAATGGCTAGTACTGATGCTAAGTGTTCGCACGAAGTTTGTTGTAACAATACTATATTGTTTCTTTGAAAGTAGTTTGTATCTATGTATGCCTTAATAGCTTTACCTAACAGAATAAATTCTGTATCTCTATTGCTATGCGCAACTTTTAAAGTAGCAACTACTGTAAAGATGTGTCTGTGTTCGTTTCTCAAGAACCATACATCGTCTGGAGCATCTGGCCAATAATGCGTTCCTTCAAATTGAATCTTTGCTTTTATTAAATACATAATTCAAAGCTCCTGCTTTTAGATGTATCTTTCCAATCCATGTATCTTTCCTTTATGTCTAAAAAATTAATTTGTAGTTTATTCTCAATGCTGTGTAGTATTAGTTTCATTATATAAATATCTTTAATATTGGCCACTGCTAAGAAGTATTGTTTATTTAAATGCTTTTGCATGTATAGCATCATTTCAATATGAGCAGTCATTGTTATTATTCCATATAAGCCGTGATTACTAATTCCATTTTCTATAGTTAAATCTTTGTTAGTTAAATTAAACTTGCTTTTAAAATTATTAAATTCGATTGAGTTCTTTTCAATTTGTTTTAATCTTTTGTTACTTCCAAAAGTAACTAAGCTACCAAACTGCCTACCTGCTGTATATGAAGATGAATCAACACTATGCACTGGTATTTGATATATAGTAGGTGTCTTTACAAAAGCTAATCCATGTACTCTGCCAGTCGGGCCTAAGATGTTTTTTGCTTGTTGTATTCTACTTGCAACAAAAGGAATAGGTTGACCTATACCGCCAGCGACACAAACATAATCAGTAAAGGTTTTAAAGAACTCCACCTCTTTAATATCTTCATCTATTGTTAATACTGGCACAGGCCTTAATCCTGCATCTAACATTTTATTAATATTTATTTTAGATTGATTTTTATTTTGAATGACATCTAAACCAACATAACCGTATACCACATTAGGATTATTATAATTTGGTATTGACTTAATAAAAGATATATACTCTTCTAACTTAATCGGTGCGCCAATTTTAAAAGCCGAGTATGCACCAGAGTCCATTAAAAATCTAATTTTACTTGACCGATTACTATTTATCTCTTCGTATAGTGCTTCCCTTTGTACCGCGGTACATTTCTTTAGGTAATGGTATGACATTAGTATGTTTAGCATAGTATTGATTATATGTATAGATTAATATTAATATTAATATTAATTAATCTACTTTAATACCTTTATCTGGGAAATGTTGTTTTACTAAATCAGATATTACTTCTATAAATTCATCTTTAATATACTTAACACTAGGAGGTATAGATATTGTAATAGTGGTTGGCTTCTCTTCAAAATCTGCAACTGGTGCTTCTGGTAATGTTTCCCATTCAGGAAGTTTTAATTCATCAAAGTTAAGAGCGTCGATGTATTGTTGATCTAGGTCTTGGAGAAGTTCTTGTAACTTATCTTCATCATACTCTCCAGATATACCAGAGTGGTTTAAGGCAATGTTTGCGGCCTTTTCCTTCTCAATTGGAAAGTTGACTACCAACACATCAGTGTCTGCAATACCCCTTTCTAGTAAGTCATAATACCTTTGATGTCCACCTATGATGTGACCTGTTCTTTGGTTCCATACAATAGGTTGAAGTATACCAAACTGCGTAATACTATTTGATAAACCTTTTTTTGCTTTGTCACTAATTCTTCGCGGATTGTACTCCGCTGGTATTAATGATGTGAGAGGTACTCTCTTTGTTGATATGTGTCCTAGTGACATGTTGGCTCCGAAATTTTTCTAAAAATTTTTTCCTAAATTTTTTTTGAGGTTCGAGTTTTTTTCAAAATTTTACTTGTGGGTAAAAGAGTGTTGTAGCCCATATACATACCGGTTCTATATATAGTTTGCGACATATACATCCGTCTATACATAGGTCTCTATACATAGCTCCATATACATAGATCCGGGATATATATCGACTCAATCTATACATAGATTCCAATCTATACATACGCGCTGATCTATACATCATTTGCTCTCTATACATAGGACGGTTCCAGTTTGTGAGGATGTATGGATTGGATTTGGATTGATAACTTTATAAGTGACCCAAGGAGTAATGTAATAAGTATTACCACTAATGGGAACTCGATATGTATATGGATAAGGTAAAGCTACAGTACTATACATATACTACCTTAATTAATTCTTTAGGTAATCTATACATAGATTTAGTTACATGATTATAAACCTCAACTATATATACATCTGTATCTATACATAGCCAAGCGGTTAGGAATGTATACATACTTAACTCACTATCAATATGTATGTAACCATTAGTATGTATATGTAGTGTCACCCAAGTCTTAGGGCTATACATATAAGCGACCCATGTATAGAGCCGTATGTATAGACTGAGTTTTTTGTAGGATGTATAGAGAGGTGAAGGTGACATAGTAAATAGCATACATTTTTACCTCTTGTTTGTCAAGGGGTCAAAAAATCGAAAAAAAGCATGAACACGAAAGCCGTCCGACCTCAACACATGTACACCGTCGCAGAATTGCCCTTTTTTCAATAATTTACCAAAAAGCGCACTTGTATATATCATTTATTTATTTTATAATATTAATATTAAAATTAATAGATAATATTAATATTAAAAAATTTAATAATGTACTATACATTTGCGCTTAATGGGAAATTTCGCTAAAAACAGCACCCACCGTCACATACCGCCCTAGAACCGATTAAATAAAAAAGGGGTACTCACATGTACCCCTAACCAAAAAAAACTCCTGAGGAAGCTATAATCAACCAACTAGACCCAAATTAACAGAGTACCTCTCCCTCAAGTGGGCCAAACTTTTAAAACCAATTATTCTAAATCTGAAGCCCCAAAAACCTTTGTGCTTCAACATGTATACCTTGCCAGCCTTCTTTAATGATACTGGTACATCACAAACTATATCACCTGGATTAATAACATGTGTACAATCTATCATTGTAAGGTTATACTTATTCCTTAACTCACTACTGTATTGATTAGGACAGCCAAAGGTTATACATGACATACTAACACCATATACATCGTATATCATTTTACTTGTGTATACTGCTAACAAAGCACCTCTACTATGTCCACCAAAACCAATCTTATTACCTCGCTCTAAATACTTAGTAATAATACCACCCGCTTCAAACAATAACTTATTAACAAACTTACTACTAATATTATACATGTCCTCATGGTAGTCACTAAATATACCACACTGCAAAATATTACTAAACCAATCTTTCCAATCGTCACTACCTCTAAATATCATAATAAGATCACCATCAAGGTCTTCCCAATACATCATTACATCATGGTCTATTTGAATAGTACCTAACAATGTAGCTCCACAATGTAAACTGGTAACCTTATTATCATTATAAGCCCGGTCACATAGTGACCAGAATGTTTGTACGGCGGTCATTTTTTTCATAATAAATCCTTTTTAATTTATTATTAATATATATCCACCGCCGTACAAAGTCAAGCATCTACATCGACTACCTTAATACTATCAATGCCATAGTCCGACAATACATCATTGATTAGTTCCTTAGTTAAATCCATTGAACCTGCTAATGAGTACTTAAACAATTCTTTTCTTTCATCAATAGTAAGTTCCGCAAGGCAATCATTGTCTCTAAAGAACTTCATAAATTGGTGTTTAGTTATTTCTTTTTCTTTTGCTTTTGCTTTCTTATACCACATAGTCAACTCCTAATAAACTTTCTGCTTCGGCTTGATTAGCAACTTCCATTATTCGCAACTTGTCATTATATACATACCCATGGTCTACCATTGCAGCGCAGTATAGACCACAATGTACTTGGGCCAGTGTCCCGTTTCCGTCCGTCACTGGGGCTTCACTAACTCGGATACCGTCTTGCCATATAATCGCCTTCCCAGTAGTAACTGTAAAGTCGCAATACATATCCAGCCGGAACCAGGTTTTCTGAGGGCATCGGTAGATTCTGTTAACATCTATACTGCTATTCATTTGGTAGGTGTGAACTTGTAGACCTTGAGTAGGTACATGTACTAATCTTAGGTAACCATCAGTAGTAAGATTACATAATACAGTTCGTGACCAATTAACTGAAGGGTCGCAACAAAGTGTAACTAATGATAACCAATCGTCAATACCAGTCCTGTCCTTCAGAGTCATGTCAAGGTGTACATACATAGACAATAAACAAGGCCCGACAAAAGTTCCAGTACCTCCAGAGTCCTTAAACATTTGTACCGTTGGGTAGGCTCGGTGAGGTTTGTATAGAATACCTTCACCATCATTGTCCAATGCTCTAGCGAACAATGGCCATGCTTTATTACTTACTAACCCATCGACCTTATTCTCTGGAGTTAGTGCTTGGCCTGAATCATAGGAGCTACCTCCTTCAATATAATAACCACGACTTGTGAACTCTGCTATATCCTCGAAGGATGTAGTAAAAATCTTTCCCATATATACCTTTCTATGTGTTGATGCCTTTGGCCATAAATTCTTTTTTTATTTCATTCAGTTTACTATTTATTGCCTTGTCCGGCATGTTTGGAAATGTTCTTTCTAAGAACCCTCCAGATTTAAAATATATCTTTATTGTTAGAAATCCATTCTCAGTAACAATGCCGAGATATTTCTTTTTTGAGTATACCTTTGATACAGTATACATATTAACATCAGCAATGTTAAATGCACTTTCCAAACTATTAATGTATTTCATCTTTAACCATCCCTTCAATGTTAAATGACCAACTACCACCAACACATTCTACACCTATACTAAGCACCACAACACCATCACTATTTAATATTAATAAGTTAGTAACGGTGTCAGTGTCTATTAGTATAGATAGCCCATCTTTTTCTTTTAATAGCATGTATTCAGTTCCATTATGTATATACATTACTTCAGCTCCTCAATGGTTAATTGTTCATATTGTTCTTTAGTTATTACTTCTGAATAACTATGAAGGCACTTTGTGCATTCGTAATATACCTTGTATATCGACTCTTCAGGTAGTACTTTTTGTATGTACTTAAAAGATACAGTATAGGTATGCTCTTCTTTTTTCTCTTGGCACTCTATCACTTCGGAGTTGTATGTGTATTGAACCTCTCTCTTTACATTAAAAGATTTTTCGCAGTTACCGCAGTCCCATTCACCTTCGTCCCTTTCAAACTCCCAACTGGCAGTTTCAATATGATTGCAGTGAGGGCATTGTATGTATGTATTACCGTAATGATTTTCCATTTTAAATCTCCTTTGTTGTTAAAGAGTATACATTTAAGTCACCATTCTTAGCTAAGAGAAATAGTTTATCTCTGTGAATGATACATGTGTTCCCACTCTTATTACTATATATAACAAGGCAGTCATTTTCTGAGGTAACTTTGTAATTCATTTTAGGTTTACTTTCTTTATGTATTTTGTACATTACATACAAGGATGACATTGTCACCATTATCAACATTAGTATTGGAATAATTTTTTCCATACTACTTACCTCCAGCTTCACAAGGATAGCTATACACTTCACCATTAAAAGCGTGAAAGCAAAAAGCTACATTAAATTTAAGATGTACCACTCCAGCACTGTCAATACCTACTGTATCAACTAGAGTAGGTTTCTTGTCCAGTACATAAATTAGTTCTACATCACCCTTTGGCTTTGTAGATATACATCCGAACAATAAAAAGAATAGTAGTAACCAAACCACTAACCAAATACCTTTGGCAAAGTAGGCCACTATTAATATGTATACCTTATTCATTTCATCTCCTCCTTTAACATTTCTAGTTGGTCACATACTTCCGATATATCCATGTATTCTTCGGTACTACACCCGCCGAAGTTTATGAAGTAATTATCACTTCCAGCCTCGTCACCAGCAGGTGAGTATATTGCATGCTTCTTAACTTTAGTATAGTTCATGTTCTCTACATGCTCTACAACTTGCTCCAATATAGCCAGTACATGTTCATTCAACTTGTCATGCCTCATTCTGGCTATTTCTTTATCAGATACATTTAGACTTTTAAGAAGTTGATATACATCCTCTTGAAATATCTTTTCTATTTCTTTTTTCATTATAGTACTCTCCATGTTTTAGCTTCCAAGTATCCATTATACTTATCATAAAGATTTTTTTCTCGGTAGGCTTTTAATACCCCGTTCTCATATACACCTGAAGAGTAGACTATGTAGTATACATCATTAATGAATACCTCTATCGGAGTCCCTTTTTCTGGAATAGGAATAGGTGGAATATATAAGTGACTATACGTATAATGCCATGATGCTCCATTATCCCTATTCCATTCATATATATGATTAAAAGCCTGTTGCAGTTCGTTTAGTGGTACTGGCTCAGTATACGGAATTACTTCAGTCATATCTGCCCATATTTTTGTATTGGTATCAATATTTCGTAATAATAAAGTTTCCTTAAGTATCTCTTCTATCCGATACCTATCCTTGAAAATTACTTTATCCCCTATTTTGTATTCCATTCTATACCTCTTCCTTCTTTGTAAAATATAATGAATAGTATTCTACTAAATAGTCATACTCCTTAGCATAATACTTATTATAAAAGTCTTCCCTAAAATACTTTTTTAACTCATGTGACCAAACACCAATCCTTTTATAGCCATTGGCAATAAGTTTGTCGTATACATACTTAAAAGCAATATTGCTAAACCTTACTTTTCTGAAGTTTAATTTATCAAGGTCAGTAGTAGGTACATCTATATACCACCTCAATCCAGCTTCTTCACCTCCTATATTATCGTCCCATACCGCAACAAACTCGGCATGCTCCGGAATATTGTGTTCCCTAATAATACCAGCCAACTCAGTTACCCTAATACCTTCTATAGGTTGAAACTTAGTTTCAGTTTTAGTCTGAGGCACTTGCTTCTCCATACATTCGTATGCTTCATGTAGTGCCTCTAGTATTAACTCTTTCATTTTATTTTACTCCTTTTATTTTTTCAAGAATCTTTAAAAATCGAGTACCAACTCTCTCGTCACACCTATACTCAAAACATATTTCAATGCCTTCGTCACACCAGCTTATAATATCTTCCTTCTCCTGCTCTGTAAGCACTATTGGTTTTACTATTATTTTTTTTACGGCGCATACATACATCCTTTCTTAGTTAACGCACACTGCGTTGGTTATAGTTTCGTCTTTTTCATCTTCTTCGTAATTCTCTGAAGAGGAGAACTCTCCATCCTCGTATATACCTTTTGTGGGTGTATAGGATACTGGATTATATCCATTACCTTCATCGTCCTTACTTGTTATTACTTCCATGTCCAATGTATCTGGATTTTCTTCTACAAACTTATTCAAGTTTGCTATGAATTCTTTTAATGTCATTTTCTTTTACCTTTCTAAATTTAAATACCATTCAATTCTTTTTTCAGCTTCTTCCAATGTATTGAAAGTTTCTAACTCCATAAAAATACCATAGTTATATATTTCGTATTTATTCTTATTAAGTCCGTGAGGGGTAATTAAGTATACATGACAACTATCAGTAATTTTGTCCCAAGCTATATCCGGACAGTATGTGAATATTGTGTATATATAGCACGATATTGTATTAATTCTAGCATCAATAATTTTAATTGCCATTTATCACTTTTGCTCTATGCGTTACTAAATCAAAGCGCATGGATGTGATTCTTCCGTTCCAATTGACTTTGGCGTATCCTCTGGATGTATCTAGCACTATGATAGTGTCCCAATTAATAGGCTTGAAAGGATCAGTACTATCAGCACTTATCCATACATCACCAATTTTAGGTTCAGGCTTTCCTATTGTGTTATTATATACATCAATACTAAACACCAGAACACTAAACACCACTAAAACTATTATTGCCCATAAAATAATATTTACACTTTTACTTAATAACCAATCCATAAAATTTCCTTTTTTGTTGTAATATCCTGACGCTAATTTAGCTTTGTGCTTTAGCCTTGCATAGAGTATATACTTAAGTTCTTCATCCTGATCTTTAATGTGCTCTGGTATATCAACCCATTTGCCGTGTATATCGTCCTTATCAACTCCATTCCAAAATATCTTACTCATTACACCACCATGTTTTGTATAATTAGCTGTTCAGCAAATTTAATGATTTCTTTTTCGTCCCCACTTTTTAAATTATCAAACATTTTCAATCTCCCTTACTAGTTTTGAAAGAAATTTATATCCATCTCGTATCCATTTATTATTCTCCCTAATCAATACCTTATCAGCTTTCGGATAAAAATCAAGCCTGCCGTACTTCGTAGTATAAACTCCATAACCATCATTATGATGCCTATATATAATTCCTAACTTGTATAGCTTAGGAAATAACTCTGTTTCAAACCTTTTAAATCGTGCTTCCCTTTGCTCTTTACGGTATTCATTTAATGCAATTATCTCTTCCATACATCTCTCCTGTTAACTATTGTGTCTATATATTTTTCAGTTATGCAAACTACCATGGTATCATTAGTATTACCTACTTTTCTCATGAACCGTTTAGGTTCAACTGCGTGCATGTGGTACACCAATGCAGTATCGAAAGGTATTTGTTCTACACCTAAGGATGTATACATCAAGAAAGCTACACATTCTAACATTGCCCTTCCTCCTCTATACCTATTATAGGTAACTTTTCTGGTAAGTTCCATTTATCATTAGTAGAACTTAATTTACTGATATATAGATCATTACCAAAGTAGAAAGAAAACCATTTATTATTTTTATTAGTATCGGCAATTTTACATAGCACCTTCCATATACTACACAAACCTTCATTGTTGGTTTCCTCCTTTTTTTCTACGATTATATCTGTCTTGCTTAAGCACTTTTCAATTATCATTTCAATTGATTGAATATTAGAACTAGAATAGTAATCAACAAAAAGTTTTTCTGCCTCTCCCATACGGTTTGCCATTACATGGTAATAATGGTTACCAGTAGTTTTAATCTTAAAGACTTTCTTCATTACTGTCATAACACCTCCAATTAATTTTTTTCTCTTCTTCAATGTTTAACTCTATACATGCCATGTGTCTCCTGAAAGCAAAGTCTCTACCTATAGATTGGTCAGAGTCATTGTTAGGAAACTCTTCATCATTATCCCAGAAATTGTTTTTCCACTCCGCCAAGGTCTTTGTCTTACAGCCCATTTGTATATACCATTCGTCAGTATGTGCATCCTGGTAGGAGCATGTGGCGTACTTATAACCATTACCAATATAGGTAAGTTGTATAGGTCTATGTCCTTGTTCAATGCGTACATACGAAGGTATTCTAATAGTAGAACTAATGACTACCTCAGGAAATATGGATACATGGTTTTCAATATTAGCGTACGACATCAATACTGCTCCAGTGCCTATATATGTCTTGCGACCTATACGAACATTATTAAATATTAATACTTTGTTTAGTATACGGCAATCCTCTCCAATAATAACATTCACACCTATAGTGACATTGTTTCCGATTATAGTTTTCTTGCCTATACTAATCTTAAATTTCTTTAGAGGTTCCTCTAGTTCCGAGAATTTTGTATATGTATATACTTCATTCCCTAATGTAATTTTTTTCATTTTCAGCTCCTTTCTCTGAGGGCATAATTGGTTTAGGTGCAAAGGTTAGATAACCAAATAAACATATCATACCTATTAAGCCTAGTACTACGGCATGAAGTAAGTTATCCCAATTTGTTTTATTTTCTTCATCGCGCATGTTTAATCTCCCAATTAAAATCAAAACCATAGTAGTATATATGGTAAGTAGCTAACATAAATACTAAGGTCATTATTACCAATAGCATTATACCAGCTACTAAAATTATTTTATCGTCACTACTCATTTTCATCTTCGCTACTCATTTCTTTTTCTAGTTCACTGTCACCTATACATAAGTCCTCGTCGTCACTGTCTCCAAACTTATCTAGGTAATCATACAATTGACCTTCCACATATCGGTCATAATCTGAATTTCCAAAGCATCCTGCCATTATTTATCCTTTGTTAGTTTGTTAAGTATTTGTTTTGCTTTCCTGAGAGACAGACCGTCCATGTATAGTTCGTATCCGTCTTTAATAATCTGGTATGAATACCCTATCTTTCTGAGATGGTATACATGGCTTTTGAAGTTAGACACCAACAAAGGAGTACCATGTATACCACTCATATTAATTCCTTTTTCCGGGTTGGTATACTCTGTTCCAACACTCTTTACATATTTGTGCTTTGTATCTTCTAGCAAATTGTGCCTGCTGGTTATAAAAGTTATCGTCTAATAATACTCTTCCGCAGTCTTTACATAGTAGGTTAGTCTCTATCATATCAAGTATGGTGTTTAGTACCTGAGTGGCTTGCTCATTATTAACAATATTCCTAACCATTAGTTCTGTCTCGATTGCGGTTGCCCATTGCTTAATATCTATTCGTAGATTAGATTCGGGTTTCTTTCTTCGCTCTGGCATGTATACCTCAATTAAATTGTTCTAGTAATGTATTGATTGCGGACTTGGCTTGATTCTCATTCCATATATCCGCCACTATTATTGTAGGAGCGTCGTCTTGTACCGCTTCCTGAATGAGTTCGGAAGATACATGGTTAGGATAACCTAGTCCACCATCTACCTTGTATTCAAAAGCGCACATGGCCTTAAACATATAGTACCTATAGAAACCCGCGTAGGCTGTCATTGAAAATAATCTTTCCATTTCCAATGGGTATCCATAGTCTTTAATCTTAGTAAGGAGTAAGGAGTATTTAAATTCACCATTGACAAATAAATCCCTCTGGTTAGCCACTGTATACATAGCTACATTTCGTCCACTGGTTTGTAATGCTTTCGCAAGCATACATCCTACGGCTCCTCTCCAGAAAAAAGTTTCTGCCGATTTACCGCATGAGGCATCTATACTGATTGCAATATTAACCTTACCAGCTTTCTTAGTCCTGTCCGAAGTTGGTATCTTCTTTGCAGTACTCCAAGCCTTATTAAAATTGCCATTATATATAGCGGTAATGTTAAGAGAGTGACCTGTCATACCCTTACATCTTTTACGCTTGTATGATGGTAACTTAGGTGCTTTAATATCACCTAGTATGTGTTGGCCTCTTGCGAGGCCTTCTGTCCATCCATGCAGTTCGCATGTAGTTCTCAGTTCTAGTATAGAGTTCGCTCCATACCAGTCCTTCATTTCCCTTTGGCTCCTGTTAGTTGTTTCCCTAAACTTTTCAAGGTTGTTAGGATGTGCTTCCAGATTAGCGACGGATGTGAATCCGTCATGGTACTGCATCAATGTATCGAATTTTGGTAGTTCCTGTAGATACATATTACTTCTTTCCTAACTGCGCACTAATGTCTTGCTGGACAATTTGTAGTATACGCTTCACATCGTCTTTCTGCCAATCTGCGAAGTATACACTCTGCATGTCAACTAGATTCCAATTCCTTTCCCTCTTCATTATAGTGAATCGTTTCATAGTTCTAGTTGTCATGTGCCTTTTAAGTTTTAGTTTATGTATAGCATTGCGAATCAGTATACACCAGTCATACACTTCAGGATCACTAATTGATTTTTCAATAGCATTATTATAGTCCATCACTATAAAGCCAGTTCTAAATCTTTCTAATGTACTGGCATCCAATTGGTTACGACCTACATATACATCGTCGCCACCATGACCTAATGTATTGTCTGCGGCTATACATACGAAGTCTTTGTGCTTTTCCACTCTGGGGTTCGCGTATCTTCTGGGAAGAAAGAAGTGGTCATTCCCTATGGCATTGTTAATAAATATAGATAGGTTACTATCACTAGCGCAAAATTCATCTAGTAAGTATACACCACCATTCTCATAGAAGTCTACAAAGGTACTAGGTACATACTCAAATTTTCCTAACTCGCCTACTGGCAGTAATGTACCTGCGAATAAACTTTCGTCCATACCTTCACTACATGACAGAGAACTGAATCTCAATCCAACTGCATCCGCTACCATTTCTGCGGTGGTAGTCTTTCCACATTGTGTAGGGCCAGCGAGGAATATATTGTCTCTAGTCGTTACTAAATCAAGTAACTTAGTCCAACATGCCGGAAGTTTTTTGGTAATCTTCTTTATATCACCTTCAGGATACTTGATTACATACTCGCCAGATACACCAGTACCAATACCTTTAGCCAATACATCCAACTTGGCATATATACTTGCTAGGTCAGTAGTTATTGTACTTTCCAAACCAGTAATTTTACATTCAAGTTTATTGTCCATTAGTTTAAGGTCAGCTATATTCCTTTCGCACTTTGTTAACCTATCATGTATAGCTTGTAATTCTTCCTCTGTGGCAATAAAGTTATCTTTCATGTATTGCATAGGGTCGTCCTTAGAAGGATCAAACTCAAGGTCTAAATACTTTTGAACCTGAGTATATATATCACCCTCTTCAGGTACAGGTGTTTCTTTGGGAGGTACTGGTGCTGGTATCTGCTCTAAGTAGTCTCTCAGTTTTTTTTGATTATCCTCTTCCTCTTCCTCTTCCTCTTCCTCTTCCTCTTCCTCTTCAGGCAAAGGTGATTGGTCGTCTCCATGTATACCTAAATATTGTTCTAGTTCTGTCAACATGTATCTAGCTGCCACTTCACTTTTAATAGTGTTATGTATATAAGAAATGAATACATCTTTATTCATTTCTTTTTTCAATACTGAGGAGGTAAACCCCATTATTTTAAAATCTTTAGTACGATGAACTAAATCAATTAAGGCTTCAAGTTTACCTGAAAAATTATCTTTCTGTTCCTCTTTAGCATCTCCCATTGGTTTCATGTCATGCCCCATAGGAGTCTCTTCAATACGAATTATTTTTACTGGTTTCTTTCTCATGTATGTATCCTATACCTTTACTACTCTTAAGGTTTCAACTGTACCACCCTTTAAATACTGACACCATGTATCATGGTGGTCTTCTTTAAACTTAGCACTATCGAAAGTATTTCTAATGGCTGTATCTAAAGTAATACGGATAGAATGATTACTACCAGCCTCTTCTAAACATATTGTCCTAGCCGAGTCGGTCTTTGCTACTATACATAGCTCCTCATGTATAGAATCCAGCTCGCCTGTTATTTGTTTAGTCAGTTCTTTCAATTCTAAAAACCGCTTGGCTTTTAAAAGTAATTTTTCCCTACTTAATATAGGTTGTGACATATACGCTCCTTTGTTATTAATATGTATTGTCTAAGACCACTTATATACATAAGTGGTTTCGGATATTAAATCCTTATCAATTAGACTTTGGTATTGCTTAGTACATCTTTAAGCAAAAAGCCCAGTATTACTATTAAAGCAATGTTGTATATAATCATACCAGCTCCTTCCAGTCTTTGTATACCTTGCGCCTTTTTGCTAGGGCGGTATCTAATTCAGTTATCTTAGCTAGTATACGGGCTTCCTCTCTCACTAGTACTCTGCTTTCGCCTATGTATGGGGTAAATTGGGCAATACGCTCCTTGGCGTGGTTCGCTTTCTCTGAAAGTATCTGGAGCTTAACTTTGCGGTTCTCAATTTGTTTTAGTGTACGCTCTACCAATAGTTCTGCGGAGCGTATTTCACTATTAGCCTCGCCAATGGCTTGAATACTATTTCTAAAATCCTCTTGTGCATTGTCGAATAATGCCACTATTTCTTTGTGGGTGTATTTCATTTTTTGTCCTTTGTTTTTTGTTGTGTCTAATACATGTATATAGCATACCTGTTTCGGATATTAAATCCTCTTCAGTTAGACTTTAAAAATATACATGTATACCTGGTGAAGGCATACATGTATAGTGGCAAACTAAATTTCAATACCTTGGGCTTCAGCTGTTGCGTTAAGGGCTTCCAATTGCTTGAGTAGTTTGGCTTTTTTCTCGGCCAGTACTTCCTCTGGAGATAGTTCCTTGCCAATGTTGTTAGCTTTCTTGGTATACTCGGCACTTGCTGAAAATAGTTCATCGGCCATAGTTTTAAACTTGATTGCTCGGTCTGTTTTAAACATGGCCATATATGTATAGAATTGCTTTTTGATTGCATTGAATTGCTCTTTGCTTTCATACTTTTCTACACCATTGCCATGTACCAAGAAATCTTCCTTGGTCAGGTCAGGTAGGTATGTATTGCCCTTGCGCCAATTTAATACGCCATCGGTGTATGTTAGTTCAACGGCTGGGGTGGTTTGTACTTGTGTCATAAATGACTCCTTTGTTTTTAGATGTGCGACATTGCACTGTCTAAGACTATACATACTTAATAGATGTATAGTTTCGGATATTAAATCCTTATCAATTAGACTTTGTTACTTGTTACTTGTTACTTGTTACTTGTTACTTGTTACTTGTTTAACTACTCTCTAATTAAGTAGAGACTAAAAATACATACTTTTTTATAAAAAAGTGATTTTTTTTATAAAAAAGTAAAAATAATTGCCTAAATAAACCCAAATTTAGCTATAAAACCTCAAAAAACTCAAATTTTAGTACTTAAAATTTAAGCTACTTTTTAAAAAATAGCTTAAATTTTAAATTACTTGACATTTCTTTACTTAAATAGTACCGCTTTTTCGACTAAATTTTCCACTGTTTCGGATAGCTGGTAGTATTGTTTTTTGCCAAATCCGTCGTTTATTCTTTTAAAAATATTCAATTGAGTAAGCCTTCCAGCTCTCCTAGTGATGGTTGTATTCGATAGACCTAATTTTTCCGATACATCATTACATGTACATTTACCGTTTTCTTTGTTCAGTATATATACACTGCGAACCATTTCTAGTGTAATCTGAGGACATGTATCGAGAGCAACTTCTTTAGTTAGTCTCAAAGCCTCTCCACTAATTTCATCATACTGGTCAAAGTATATAGATAGTCCCATGGCCAGCTTTACAAATTGTTTTGCTAGTCTAGTTCCAAATTCTGAGAATGGCATTACTTGTGTTTCTCCGAATAGTGCGTCCTCGATTAGATGTGCCCTTAGCATAGCAGTAAACTTTGCGGTACTTATTAATTCAATCAATCTATCCTTGTTAAGTTTAGGAGGTACATCGGGCATTTTTTTCTCTAAGTATCTATAACATATATCGAACAATTCATCTCCCATCTGGCCCTCGTCACCTATATTGCCAATGGCCTTAATCATTCTTGCCTCTTCATCGAAAGGTGTTAAATCTTTTTCGATTCTATACCTTAGGAATCTTTCACCTAATGCACTATTAATACTTGAGGAACTATCTATGATAGGTGTCACTGCGGCCAATATACCGAAGTTACTTTCAATAACTTTTTTAAATTTAGCAAATTGCTTTTCCACTTTACCGTCATAGGCATCCCTCAGTATAGAGAACACTTCATCCCTAACAATACGGTTGCCTTCAATCAATGTAGTGAAGTCAGTAATCACTAAAGTTTTTTTATCTGAGGCCTTCAGTAGTGATGGGTCTTCACCGTTTCGCATTACTGAACTACTAATAAGACCGGCTGGAGTTAGTTTGTTGACCGATGTAATCCTCGGAGACTTACATAGCTTCGATATAAGCTCGGTCTTCATACCTGCTGGAGGGGTCACCATAAACATCCATATAGGGTCTCTGGTCGATATACGGTTCGCAAATATAGTTCCAAACATAATTGCTAGGGCATCACTATCTGTCATTTTTAACCATTTATTAAATAGGTCTTCGACCTCTTGTCTCTGAGGTACTGCAAGGTCACCTTCAGGTATATGCTCTTTATTTAGGTCTCTGGTTCTTTGGTACTTAGTTTGTCTATTAAGTAATCCCTTCAATGTATCGACTACTTTTTTCAAAGCTAATTTAGGATAGCCGGGAAACCCACCATTCTCTACTAAGAAGTCCCTCACATCATATTTTTCTCTTAGTATCTCAGGCCAGCTAACAAATAATAATTGTTCTGCTACCCTATGTAGTAGAGAGAATACTTTTTCTTCACCATCAAAACCAGCTCTATCATTATCATACCATATATATACAGTCCTACGATTTAAGAAAGGTACAAAGGCTTCTTTAAATCCAAATGGGTTTCCACCTTGTATAGCAGTAATTAAAGCATCCTCTTCAGTACTCTTACAAAGCCACTGCATAGCTAGGGCATCCCATATACCTTCGCATACCCATACTGGAGAAGTCTTATTATCTTTTAGTTTTTCTGCACCCCACAAACCAGTTTGCAGTCCCTTTACATTCTTACACTTCCCACCGATCACATAGCTTTGCATACCTCTTATTTTTCCATCAAATTCTCTGAAGGCAATAAGGTATGTATTGTTTAGTTTATTATAGGCCACTTGTCCTGAGAAGGCCTGTACTGGCAACTTTTTTTCGTCCGCTAAAGGAGTTAAGTTAGATATACCAGTATTCTTTAAGCAGTGTTCGTAATACATTTCGATGAATGTATACATATTACCACTTAGTGAAGATACCCCATACGCTATCCACAAACCAGTTTCGGCATTGACATACATCTTCTTATCCCCACCATCGAAGGGATTATATGTAATACACTCTTTCTCATGCCGTTTAAACTCGAAGCCTAAAGACTCCCATGTACCGATGTAATCAATTTCCGCCATTGATAACCTGCATCTCATGTATGGTTTGCTTTATTGTTTCCTTTACTAGATTCTCCTCTGCTTGTCTCCTTCGCATAGTGAATGAAGCAATTACTAACAATAACTCTTCCTTACTGAATACGGTTTTACCATCATTCTCTTCGCATATAGCTATACCACATTCTTTTCTAATCTGGTTAGCTAATCCGCCTGCTGTTATGAAAGCCATGTATACGCTCCTTTTCTTTCTTTACTTAAATTGTTTATAGATATTTAATAAGTTATGTATAGCCACTGCCAGCTTATCCATAGGTATCCAATTAATAATTAATTGAGTAGTATTAACAAAGATACCATGCTTCACATATAATGTAATTTCAAATTCACCTCCATACAATTGCATTATAACCATTCTGTAATCGTCACCATGTACATCAATCCTGTCCGATTCCGGTACTGGACAAACTTCCCCACCTACTCTAGTCTCCATTATCTTAAAGATTTCTCTTTCCCATACTGCCTTAGGTATATACTCACCAGATTTCTTTTCATAGTTTCCTGTCTTGTATAGTTTATTATTAGTAGGGTTAGGCGGAACCTTTTTTTGTATAGTTACTAAAGGCTTGGGACATTGCTTTTCATCTTCAGCGGTATTCACATGTACTGGCTCTTCATCTATTGCTTTTAGCTTTGCTTGTATAGAAGCAATCTTTTCTTTTAGTATCCTTTCTTCTTCAGTATCTACGACTACTGGAGTATTAGTTTGGACTCTTATTATATTAAATTTTTTTCTCATAGTGCAACCTCTTTCTTTTCTGCCCAATTAGTTTCAGTGACCGCCATTGATACATCGAAAGGCTTCGGCATATTAAAGTATGTGTGAAAGTTACCTTGCATACATTCTACAATATCTTTCATAGTGTCGATACAATGTTCATTCATCGGCATTTCAATACATAGCTCATCGTGGATAGTTAATAACAAGTTAGCACCTTTTATTTTCTTGCAATAGTTATGCACATTTATAATTGCTCTTTTCATAACTCCTGAAGCGGAACCTTGAATCATATAATTCAAAGATTTAAAAGCGAACCCTTCATCAATGTAGTATCGACGACCAAAGTTATCTTCTATGAATCCTAATTGATCCGCTGCATATATAAGATTCTTTTTGTAGTTATCCAGCCCACTATACTTGGTGTAAAATTTACTAATAAAGTCTTTACCTTCATCAACACTAAGTCCTAATCCCATTTCAGATAATTGATTCGCACCAGCTCCGTATATAGTAGCAAAGGTAAGTCCTTTGATCTTCTTTCTATACATACCTTTATTTTCATTAAAGTCTGGCTTTCCTCCAAAGAATTGGTTATTTAATTCGCCATGTAAGTCATGGCCATTTAATAAGTAGTTTTTCATTACTTCATCACCACTTGTAAAGGCTGCAATCCATACTTCGATTTGTGAGTAATCTGGAAAGTATAGTATACATCCTGCTCTAGGCACGAATAGTTCTCTAGCTTTTTTATCCTCAGATACATTGCTAATATTCTGAAGGTTGGGGTTAGTACATGATAGCCGTCCAGTAGTGGCTCCTACTTGCCGGTAGCTAGGATGTACCACCCCTCGCTCATCACATAGCACTTGTAAAGGTTTAATGAATGTATTTAATTCATTCTTATAGCTATTCATTTTTACAATCACATCCGCCAGTTCGTATGTAGGGGCCAACTTAGCCAATACATGCTTATCCATAGATGGCGTTTTAATTCTTACCCCATCCCGTTTTCTTTGTGCGTAGTGTACCTTTGCTCCTAACTTATTATAGAATACATCCATCATTTGTTTAGGAGAGTTAGTATTTAATGAAGCAAATCCTAACTTTGCTTTTTTATGTTCTGATATTGCTATTAGTGTTTCGTAGTACTGTTCCAAGTCTTTTGCTTTTTGCAAATCAATAGATATACCTACTCTTTCCATACTGATTAGTGCTTCAGTACATGCCATTTCAATTTCTAATAGCTCCCATACATTGTCTCTTTTCTTGCAACATATTTCTAAATACTTATAAAGATTCATGGTTCTTTCAGTATCCTGACAAGCATACTCAACAACTAATTCAGGGTCAGCTAACCAGTAGTCGGCCTCTACATCCTCGGCTAATTTATAGCCTAACTTCTTTCCTTTTCTTCTAGCTTCTTTAGTAGAATCACTTAAATCCTTTTGGTCTTGTGTTGGCATACCTAATAACTTTTTAGTTAAAGGTTTTAGTCCGTACTCCATATATGAGTTATTAACTAAGTGAGTGAATACCAATGTATCTATATATGGTTTATTAATCTTTATACCTATGGTTTCCAACATGTGTATATCGAATGAAGCATTATGAAATATTATAATAGTGCAACTGTCTAGCAATTGCTGAAAGTTTATTAAATCAACGGCATTCCATGTCACTGCCCTAGTGAATGGATTAACAAATCCTTGTATATAATCAGTTACCATTTCTTCTCTAGTATATGAGATAAGATAAGGTCTATCACCATGGAACCAATTTAATCCAGTTGTTTCAGTATCTACTGCTAGTATCATTGTTTTTTCTTTGTGTTAATTGTTTTTGTAGAGTATAGGGTATACTCATGTACACCCTATACATGTTAACTATGCTGGCCCGATAATGTCTTCCAGCTTTACACCTTTTGCAAAAGCAAAATCAACTGTCTCAGTGGCTTCATGTATAGCGAACACTGTTCCAACCTTTTCTACTCCATTGTATGTATACTTGACCTTTGCACCTATCTTGATTTCAAATCCATCCTCTTGAGGTACTGGCTCTGGCTCTGGTGTAGGGGCAGGCGTAGGTGCTGGTGGAGTAGGTGTATCTTCGTATCCTAAGAACTCTTCGATCTTAGTATTTCGATACCCCTTTGATTCAAATATAATGATAGATACAACCGGCCCACTATCAGTGAGACTTGTTAGCATAGTCTCTAACTCTTCTGGAGTCTCACATACAGAAAGGTCTAATTCCATTTTTGACATTTCTGAGAATAGTATAGAGCGAGCTACACTATGTTCAAGGCTTCTGAATACTCGATGTGTTGCACCGATACATTCACCTTGTATTACTTCCATGTCGATATTGACCTGAAGTTTACCAGCTTTTGATTTGTTGACAAACGCCTTTGTCAGTCGGCATACATAGGAACCACATTCAAGTTCTTTGAATGTACCTCCACCTTTTTCTGCGTCTTTTTTGGCCTGAGCCATGAGTGTTTTAAAATCCTGTTCCATACTAGGATTCCTTTCTTAATGTGAATTGTTTTTTTGTTTCTTGTTTCTGTGGTTCTGTTGGTTTTACAGATTCGGCATCAAGGCTATTATTAAAAGCCTTCATAAAGTTAGCGTATGCTTCAAACTCATTTGTTCCCATGTATATATCATTCATAGGAGTACCATTAGTATACATGAAGCGACCTTTGATTCTGTTCTTTGCTTCTCTGTCTACACTGGTTCTTACTCTTAATTGTCTGCGACCTTGGCGGTCTATATAATAGTGACATGTAAGGTCTACCCATTTAGCTACTGTCTCTGCACCTCGCTTGGCAGTGGAAGGAACAATGTATGTAGGTTCACTGTCGTCTGTCTTCATTTTTTCTTTGTCATGTGCTAACATAATAAGACCTTTGTTGGAATGTAAGTCAGTCAATACATCCCTAAACTTTGTGCCAGCTTGATTGTATCCATCACCGAAGCCAATATCTTTTAGCATCTTTACTCCATTATCTTTACATACTTGCTCGCAACACATGTCAAACATTAAATCAATTGTATCAATGACAATGTTCTTGTATTGATTAGTAGCTTTAATAAGTCTTGTATACTCTACAACCTGCTCCCAGTTCTCTGGAAATACTTGATACATCTGCTCTGTCTTACCGCCGGGTTCAAACATTAGATGTATAGCGTCTGGAAACTGGGCAGTAAAGGAAGTTTTTCCTATACCTTGCTTGCCGTACACAAAGACAGAGAACTTCGATATATCTGTCACTGGAACTGATTTCTCAGTTGGCAAGGTTAAGTTTAGTGGTGTGAATTTAAGCATTGTCTTCTCCTTGTTTTTTGTTTTTGGTTCTTTCAATAGGTATCTTTTTGCACTCACATATATCTACCGTGATGTGACATTCCTTACAATTAAAGGTAGATATATAGGAGTTCTTTCTTACAACAAAGTTTGCTCCGCAACTACAGCATACATACATATCAAATAACATTAGATTAACTCCCTAAATAAATCGTCATTAATATCTAATGTATAGTGGTCTCTTTCATTAGATGTACAATAGTCCAAATACTCACATGTACCAAACATGTTTGAGCATGTATGGGTATTCTTTAAATCCATTTCAGGATGTTGTAAACTCCATTTTAAATACCTCTCTAACAATACATCCAATTGAGTGTAGAATGTATCTATACTTTCTATAGATATATCCTGATAAAACATTTTAAAGTAGTAATCAGGTTGCACTTTAACCTCAGCTATACATCTATTAGAAAAAGCTATATAGTTTTCGCCATTCTTTTTTCTTATTCCAGGTTTTCTAATTACATCATAAGCAATCTTTGTTATTATTAATCCAGTTTGTTGGTAGCATGCAATGATGTATACCAAGCATTGTATATTAATCTTTAATGTTTTTTGTATAGTCTCAGTATCCATCCTAGATTTAGTTTTATGTTCTAGTAGATAGTACTCTGAATCTTTAGACAGTATACCATCCATTTTACCTCGCAACCGTATTCCTGAAGGGAGAACTATATCAAATGAATTTTCAACTCCTACGATTTCAAATTTATTTTCTCCGAAGTACTTTTCATTCCAGTACTTAAAGTACTCTACACATAATAGAGTATTAAAATGTATTGCGAACATTGTATCTTCATCTTTAGGTGGGAATTTTGATTGCATGTATTCCTGAGTACTGGGGTTATTAACATACAGTTCTATCTCTACATGGTTACCAACTTGACCAGATTTAATTACATTCAATACTAAGTCTTGAAACTCATGGAATACACTACCGAACACCAATGCTTTACCGCTAGTATGTGTAGAGGTTAAACCTTGTGTATAGTATCTAGCTTTCTTTTCACAAGCTAGATACTTGGCTAATAATGATTGAGTGACCCCATGTATACGAGGGTCATATTCTTTTAGTATACCTTTTCCCGGAATTTCTTTCATTATCTTATTACCTTTATAATATTTATGGTGTATGTTTCATTCGTATCGTCCTTAGTTACATTGTATGTAAAGAATGATAATTCCTTTTGAAAGAATAAAACGAAGTTAATAATATACTGTGTATGGTCGTATGTATATGATTCATCTGCTCGTAGATTCATGTTCTTTTTAATCAATGTATTTGCGTCGTCGAAATAATAAAACTCTGCGCAGTATGGGCAAGCAATAGTAAACTTACTTGTCACAGTATCAATTTTGGTTCTTAGTTCTTTGGAACATAGACACTGCATAAATCCTATTGGTGTTGTCATTGGTATAGTTATTTCACTATCCTTTTCAGGTATGTATTTATACTCTTTATAGTTATGACTATTCATTTTAGTATTCCTCCTATGTAAAGACCGATTCCTATTGCATCAATAGCGTGGTTAGATATATCCTTCGATAGGTCAGGCAATGCTCTTCTAATTCTTCTTTCACATACATCTTTAGGCAATGTACCTTTCCACTTAGATACTGGTATTAATTCTACCTTCATACCTTGATCTTTACATATTTGAACTATCCTTCCGATTGTCTGAGATAACTTTACTAAAGCACCACTCTCGGCGGTTACTGTTCCTTTAGCCGAATGTTTCATTAGTGCTGAATTTTCCATATATACATTGTAGATAGGATACTGACTGATTATCTTTTTAAATTTGTCGAATCTTTTTTCTTCGTCTTTACCTTGTACCACTCCAAAAGCTACTGGATAGTGCAGGACTTTATTTTCAATCCTGTTTTGTTTCCATATAGCATAACCAATATGTATACCTGGGTCTATTGTTAGTATGTTGTATGTAATCATTTACTTACTTAGTTTGGCTACAAAGTTACTCATTACTTGTTTCACATTAAAGGTTTTTTCTTTAAGGGCAAAAAGAACTTCTCCATCAATACATCCATTAGTTAATAAATCTATAATAACTATTGGTTCCTTTTTATGTACATGTATCATTCTTTCTTCGGCTTGTATTCTAAGGTCATTGCTCCATTCATTAGAATAGAATACGGATGTATTTGCTAGAGACCAGTCTTGCCCTTTAGCGCATGAGGCAATAGTTAATAGTGCTACATTACATGTTTTGCTTTTGTCAAATTCTTTTTTAATTTCTATTCTGTCCGTAGGTTCAATACTTCCATTAATTACTATGTGTTCAATGTCATGTTTGACTAATGCTTTACTTATATGATATTGCTCAGATACAAACCTAGTCCATACTAGTATCTTCTCTCCGTAGTTACTACTAATAATATGTAGCAGTTCTTTAATCTTTACATCGGATATTAATACATGCTTTCCGTCCTCTGAAGGAAGAAGGCCGCCGGCTATATACGCTAGCCCAACTTGAACTCCTAATTCGTTTTTGTATTGTACTCCATTCACCTCATAGTTTTCGATTAGTTCCTTAGTAGCTTTTATTTGCTCTGCATTAGCAGATAGTATACGCTTTGAATATTCCTTTAAAGAACCAATACCAATGTCACCTCTATACATTACAATTGCATGAGTATGTACATAGTCGATTAAATCTTTTTTGTGTCCTGTCTTTGGTATGTAATCCCATTCGCCGTTTTTAATGTAGTATCTATTTCTATACTGCCAGAAATTATAGCAGTCCATAAATACTTTATTTGTGAATAAGAATTGACTAACTAATTGCATGTCACTTTCTGGGTTAGGTGCGCCATTTAAAAGGTATCTATACTTAACATGGTTCCATGCACTAGATAAGAAATACTTAGTTAAGTTTGATTTAGGATTTGCTATCTTAATAGATTCATCTAGTATGATAACTTTCCAATCCATCTTATGTATGTTGTATATGGAACATGATTCATAGTTTACTACTAACCAACCTTTACTGTAGGAAGCTAGAGTCTTTAATCTTTGAGGCTTTGTACCTCTTAATATTGTTACCTGTTCACCTTCACTCATTAGTTCATTATGTATGCTATCCATTGCTCCAATAGTAGTTACAAATAAAATTTTGAAGTTATGTAAATTAAGGCCTTTACTTTGTAAGTGCCTTATAATTACTAAATTTTTTCCGAGTCGCATTGACATGAAAATTGGGCTACTATTTTTAGTAGCTAGTTTTTCCAGCGCAGTTACTTGGTGAGGGGCTAGTATTTTTGGATTTATCATACACTCAATTTAATTTCATTTTAAAGTTTGAGTGTAAAATAATTTATAATATAAATATTAATTATATAAGTCCATATTTTTCAACGACTTACAATTTATAATATTTTCATTAATAAAAATTCAACGGGTTTGTATATACTATTTATTTAATTTATAATATTAATATTAAATATCTAGATAATATAATACTAATATTGTATACATTAGCGTGGAGATATACTAAACAAATTAAAATTTTAGTATATATACATCAATCTATGTATAGGCTCATATATGTGTTGGAGTTTTTAACATTAATATTATCATTATAGATAATATTAATATTAACATTAATATAATATTAATATTAAATCGAGTGTATCGAAGGGAGCCGACTCCGATACATCCCGACCCAAGCACTAGGTTTGCTTGTTTGACAATTCAGTGATACGCTTATTTTGTTGTTCAACTACTTCAACCAGCATGGTCACTATGCTAGTTAGCTCCTGTATAGAGGTTGTAGCCTTTGTGGAGTGAGTTGAAGCTCTTAGCATTAAATCCATAAGACTAATGCCTTGAGGTTGCTGTGGGGCTTGTGGTGGCTGTTTAGCCGATGTATCTTCTACGGTCATGTATGCTCCTTGGTTCGGGTTATGTTTCACTGGCCTATCAAAATTACACCAGACGCGGAAGCCAGCTTTCCGAGCCTTGCGGTCAAATGCCCAATCCTCAACTAGACTAGCCATGCTACCATCTTCAAAGGTAATAATTTCAGGCCAGAACCAGCATGGAGGTATTGCTTCAAAAACTTTTTTCTTGATTGCTTTGAATCCATTACCTTGGCCATGTACTTCCATCATTCCTGAGGTATGTACCGGTAAGTGGTCGAATCCATTTTTAAGAATAAAACCAGCATTGTATTTATTTTTGCTGCCCCTTAACATGTACGGTAGGCCTATTATATCATAGTCAGTTTCAGCTAAGTATATTGCATCTTCCAGAGAACCGACGCAGTCACTATCTACCATAATACCTACATCAAACTCAGGTAATACAAAGTTAGTAGGTATGATAGTACATTCTGCAATCAATACATTACGCACATCGTGAATAACAGAACCTTGTGCTATTCTGAATTGAAATTGATGTTCTCCTCTATACTGCTTTGCTTCTTCTAGTAGCTTATAGTATATGGGACACTCTTTATAGTATGCAAACATTAATCGTATAATCATGTGATAGTCTGCTTTGTTACCCAACTACCAGCCACTCGCTTTTGAATTACTAGGTTTGTATTACCAGTGTCGTATCCAATACGCCATGAATTATCAGTTGATTCATTACCATTAATATATACAACACCTCCGGCATACATACCAGTGGTAGCGGATATTGCACCTTCTGAAGATATATCACTGGTAGCATCTAGTGTTCCTACTACATCCACTGTTCCAGTTAGTTCAATTGCATTAGCGTCTAAGGTCATTGTATTGATAGCCGACAATGCTAATGGATTATAACCTGTTTGTATGGTTACCGGTACTCCTGAAGAATTACCATCACCTATTATTATTCCAGAACTACTAACCCTTATTGCGTCATATTTAACCGATGAAATAGTATTCTCAATTAAGAATACATCGGCCTCTAATATACTAATTGTTCTATGTGCAGTAGATGTACAATTGGCCATCACATCCGCAAAGGTAGGCAGTATAACTACTGGAGTAGGAGTGACAGTTAATTTAGTTACCCATGTACTGCTCTCCCTCCTTTGCGTAACTAAATTATTTCCACTTCTGATAGTTCTATAATCCCCATCAGTGAGACCATCTCCAAAGGCTAATGGTTGGTTATAATCTATATAACAACTTGTCAAAGTTACTTTACCGCCAGTAGATATACTTACTCCATTGGCTCCATATATAGACAATTGATAGCTAGTAGTAATAGCCATACCAGCGTCATAGTTAGCCAGTGTTAAATAATCGTCTGCATTGTTAAATATGAGTGATACTCTTTCATCTGCTTTAAACATAATACCAGCAGTACTGGAAGCAGCTGGAAGTATATATAAGTTCGCAACACCAGATGTATTCTCAATAGTGAATGAGGTAGGTTTAATTAGGTTATATGCAGTTCCTGAGTGACGATAAAACAATCCACCAGTAGTTGCATACATATCTCCATCGTCCATGTATAACGCATTTGTAGGCGCTACTCCTATACCGAACCTTAATGGAACCTTGTCCGCAGTACTTGCAATTAATCTAGTAGGCCCATTTAAGAATATATCTACACTTGTAAATATTATACCTCCACTATTGCCCGGAAGTTGCATAGTGGTTGTAATCTCTATATACTCAGGAGAATTAATCTTTAATTTATTGTCGTTTGCTTTAGATATAGTGACATTATTACTAAAATCAATTCCAGTCGATGTACCTGAAGAAGGGGCTAAAAATTGAATTAAGGAGTTATCTCCACTTTCAAGAGTTAATAAAGAACTAGCAGAAGCAGTAAAAGCACCAGCATTGCTACTATATATATGTAGTAATGAATCTGGTGTATCTATACCTATACCTAACTTACCAGCCTCATTTAAAGTCATTAGTGTAGTTGACCCATTAGTTATCCAAGAAAACTTATTTGTAGTATTAAGGTTTGAACCATCTATACCAAATCTCATGTCATTAAATGAATTAAACTGTAATAGGGAGCTAGTATAATCCATGATGTATATCTGAGATGCCCCAGAAACCCATAACTTATATTCCAAGTTCGCATGGTAAGGTAGGTTTATTTCAAAGTCTTGAGAACCAGAATCGTATTGTATGTATGATTCATTTAAGTATAAAGCAGAACCATCATTGCCTATTAGACTTGTGGTTAAGTTATCGTCGGTTCTTTCTACTCTTAAATTTTTTCCTAATGTATGTACGCAACCAGCAGTAGGACTTGTAGTACCGATACCAATATCACCATCAGCTTCAATATATAGCCTTGATGTACCTAGTATCTGCATATCTGTAGTACCAGTTACTAACCTATTAACAATTAAGGATGTATTTGTGGATTGTATACGAGACCTTCCAGTAGGGGAACTTTCTGAGTAGAATGTAATGCCGGGATTACTGGTTGAATTTCTTACCATTAGCGAATCAACTGAATCAAAACCGGTACTACCTCCATTCTTAATAAGCATCCTACCCTGTATATCTAATGAACCATCTGGAAACGAAGTGTGGTCATATTTATCCGCTTGCGCACCTGCTTGTGATGTACCTAGTGAAGCAGAACCATTATACCCAATACGAAACACTGGAATCATAGTGTTATTATTTTGTACATATATATCAAATCTACCTCTGTTATTAGCAGTTAATCCTGCATTTGTATTTGTTCCAGATACATACTTACTACCTACTAACATTGCTCTGAAAGAAGTCGTCCCATCTTGTACCGTGTTGAATGTGATTTCTGAAGTACCAGCGAAAGTATTATTCTCATTAACTATACATAGACCTCTAGTGTTTTCAGTGGCTGTATTAGCAATTATTGTTAGTTTATTTTGATTAGCTTCTCCTCCAAGTACTAGCTCTCCTGACTCCCATAGCTTCATCAATGTATTTGAACCATTATTTCGCCATATAAAGGACTCGGTAGTGGAATTATTATCTTCATCAATACCAAAAATTACCGATGTATTGGATAGATTATCACCACCTACTCCACCAGCTAGTAATGTATCTATTTGTTGAAATACATTCTGTATACTTCCAGCAGTTAGTAGGTTGAATGTTTCACTAGATACATTGATAATGTTAGCACCAGAGCCAGAGGAAGTACTATTAATAAGTAGCCGTTCCTCTGAAGGAAAATGTACATATACACCAGTGGAGACTTTATATATAAGCTCCTTCTTAGTAGTATCTGCATTGTACCCGATTTCTTTAGTGACCAATGCTGGTTCCAAAGTGGCTCTAGTAGTGCCGTCTATGTGTTGTTGGTATTTTTTATCTGCCATATATTACTCACATGTAAAGGTTCGATTTTCGTCTTTTGCATCGTCTGCTGTATACTCGCTTAATATTCTATTTTCATTACCAGCGTCATTCGCTGTCAATATATTGAGGTCTCTATTTTCGTTTAAAGCATCCTTCAGTAGTTCACATACAAAAGCATTTTTATCTGGTGGTGATGTGATGAACAAAGTTAGTTCAACAAACCCTTCATATAGATTAGGTTCTATATCAATTATAAAGCCTTCTAATGCTTCACCATTAGTATGGTAGTCTAATGCTAAAGATACATAGTCCATCAAGTTTACTTCAGAGGATAGATAGAAAGGATTTATAGATACTGAAAATTTAATAGTCCAAGCATTAAATACATAGTGTTCTATTATATTTTTAGCAAATTGAGTAGGTATATTTTCATAATGGTATGATAGTTCTTTTACTAATTCATTATTACTATTATACAATAAAGAAGATTGGCTCAATACATTTCTTATTTCTGGTTCCAGTAATGTATCTGAAGGCTTGTATACATTCTGAAATGAATACTTTGGTTCTGTAGAAAAGAATTGAGCCACTGGAGACTCACCATACTTAAGCACAAATGATTGGTATACATTCTCTATTTTCCTAAACTTGGGCTTTTGCACGGAACCATTTAATATGTTTGATTGGTTAAATACATGTGCCGGTGTAGGATAGTCTTCTGAAGCTAAAGATTTAAAAGCTATCTTATTTTCTGGGGTAGTAATGGCACAAGCAAATAATGCTTCTAGTATGTCAGTCAATACTGCTTCGGATTTTTCTTGCTTAACAAATTGCTTTCTAAATCTTTGTATAGTTGATCTACTATACTGATTAAACAAGGTGTTTAAAGTAGAATAGTCCCACTTAGAGGATGCATACATTTCATTCATTATATCAGTAATAATACCTTTAGGGTTAGTAGTCCTATCACCTATTAATGATGTAAGTATTCTGCCAGTTCCTGAAGTAAAAATAACTTTACCTTCAATATTAAATTCATCAGCCGCATACAATGTAGGGTCGTCTAACAATTGAATTTTATTTATAGTAGTGATAGGGTCGTATAATCTACCTTTTTGTGTAGTGGTTATATCAGTAGTAAAAGCGACACCATCGGCATTTCTAAATAGTGGTTGTTCTTCGTAGGCATTGGCAAGCATACATATTTCAATACTAGCTACATCTGACCACAAAGGGGCATTGGCTTCAAATAAAGAATCGAGTTTAAATAGTTCTTGTCCTCTCAATGTATTGTAAGCAGTAGTGTCTACATTGTATTGAAAGGTTAATCCAAATCCTGTGAATGTATATATAGCATTATTATACAATACCTTTGCCCCTACTACAGGATACGGATAAGCATCTTCTACCAAATCAAACCTGCCACCTCCGGGCCACCTTGAAGCCATTTTAAATTGAAAAGTGGTAGTATCGAATACCATGTCATTAGCCAGTAGGTTTAGTATGATACTATTTAGTGCCCCAGTACTTCCCATTGTTGCTATCTGTACATCATAATATTTTGTAATTGGTAAAGGATTTAAACTGAATCCGCCAGTACCTCTATTACCATCAGGAAAATTATTAACATGTATAGTATGTCTATTAGGATGTGAAGTATTACCGATACTTAAATAGTTATGGTCTAGTTTATGAACCCAGTCGTCATTGTCTATGTATGTTCCATTATACCTGACAAACCTAACCACTAAAGAAAACCCACACGGTCTTTCTCTATATGTAGGAGTATTTTCGATATTCATAGTTGCCGACATTTTTACTGCCAAGCATAATCGGATATTTTTTTTATTAAGTAATTGGGAATCATTATTATGATTGACAATTATTTTTAAGCCAGCCACAAATATATTGGCATCAGATGCTGGTACATATTCACTACCTCCAGCTATTGATTGCTTGCATGTCAATGTGTATGTAGGGGCAACTGTATCCTTTGAAGTATTGTCATCCACTAAGGATGTATCATTATAAAAAATAAAACCTTTTGCTCCAGTTCTACCAAACGGATTTAAGTGAGTATCATACAAAACTGAGTCGTATATATATCCACTATCACCGCCTATTGGTAACATGTTGGTTTGCATGGTTCTTGGAAATTTATTTCCGATGGCTACATAGTCAGTAAGTTTACTTATATTACCACTTTCACTGGCAATGACAGTAAGCATATTTAAATCGGCATTAGGTTGAAATGCCACTGAAGGTATTTCTTTAAACTTTTGATCTTTAGAATCAAATATGTATTGGTCAGTTCCTATTGCATTTGATGGAAGGTCATTATCATTCATTTGATACTGGTACTGGGACTTTACAATTATATAAAAAATATTTGAACTAAGTGTAGGTACTGGGTAATCTAATTCAATAAAGGCGTGATATGCTTGTCCAGTGGTATTATCTATTGATACTACATTTCTAGTGACACCTACATTCTCTGTATCGGTTGCAGTACATCCATTAATTAAAATTGCGTACTGTGAGGGGTTTGTATTTATATCGTCCACTACTTCCTGAGGTATGCTATACAATAATGAAGTTGTTATGTACTTTAATGGTTGACCTATTATTTGGTATACTTGGCCATTAAATATACTTGTCTCAGTTCCAGTGGATGCTACATTGCCTACCACATTAGAAATTTCAGCAGATACATCCTGCAAAGCCATTTTATCCCAATTACCAAATGTAACAAAGGATGGCTTGTCTAGTAATTCTTTCTTTGTATTGGTGAACCTCGGTCGGCTTTTCTGAGTGTATGTATTGGGATACAATGTTGAATTAATAAAGTTTAGAGGTTCAACATCGAATGTATAGTCAGTATAGCTAAAGGAGTTTTGTTTATTGATACCAGTCATTTTTAAGTAGTAAGTACTATTATGGTATATGTATAGTTTAATTTCTGCACCAAATAAAACCATTCTATTTTGCAAAACAAAGTCCCAAAATTTTTCTGAGAGAGCAGTATGGTTGTTATCTATAGAGAATCTAAAACCGTTTAAGTATTCAATAGATGGCCCTTTGTCTATATCTATAGACCTGTTTGGTAGTTCAATTCCTCGATGGGTAATAAATCCGGGCATGTATGTAATGTCATTTAGTATAGCTTGATTAAAAGACGAAAAATGAAAAGCTCCATTGACCCAACCAATAGAAGTGGAATTAGGAGCGAGTGTATATAGTTTACTCCAAGCGGAGTTTAAGTATACGCTCAAGTCTCTAGTGGTTGTATTAAACCACTGAGTGTTTTCTGAAGGAGAAGCAGGAGCGGTTGCGCTATGTATTGCTAAAGGTATGGTATTGATCTTCACTAATTGGTCGAATGAAGTTACAAAGGGTACATCTGATTCTAATGTATTGCCAATCAAAGATAGTTTTAATACTAATGAATAAAGACTCCTAGTTGGTGTATAGTCTGCCTGTTGAAAGCTACCTACTTCTAAAACGGTTGCATAGTAGTTTAAATATGGCCACGATTCAGTAAAAAGTTTTTCCTTTGAATGCTCCTCCGATATGTATATAGCACTCCCAGAATTTTCAATCAAGAAAGATTTTAAGTCGGCAAATTCTGTCTCTGTCATTTCATCAATAGTGATAGAGGCTTCTAATGTATTGTTACCCATTAATAGTGGTTGTATGGAACCATCAAGGAATGTATGGAATACTATTCCTGATTCGTTTGTAACGGATGTAGAGGATGTATTCAATACAACTTTAAAGCTATAAAAATTAATAGCATGTGATATTGATAAGGAATTAAACTTCATTATTAATCAATCCTAAGTAATTCCAATTGCAGAGACCGCCACTCAAACATAATTCTTTCACTGGGAGACACATTTTTTAAATATACATTATTTGTTTCGATACCATCACCAAATGGAGCGACACCAGTGGTAATCAATGTATTTAAAAAAATTCTATTTCCTTCAAGCAAAGCTAGTAAGGATGCCCATGAATCAGTTCTAACCTTTAATGATAGTAGACAAGTAGAATGAGTCCATGATGTATTTGTGAATAGTGTATTGTTCCACTGCATATTATCTTTACGATATGATATTTTATTTTCAACCGTAGAATGTACAATGGGATATTGGTATTCAATTTTAAAATTATCTAGATTAATTGTCGCCATGTTATTTAGCTGGATGTATATGCTCGTGAATGTCGTCTGTTCTTTTAATTACTAAGTCCATACCATTATTAATATCTAATACTTGCATTTTAATAAATTCAAGTTTGTCATGGTGACTACACATCTTTTCATGGTGAGCAATCAATATACCTTCCAGCTTTGTGAAGCTATTAGTCATTGTCATTAGTATTTTAACTTGCTCTTGTATGTATGTGTTTAGTCCACTTGTTTCATTGTTAGTAGCAGGGTTCTGCTTCATTTTCTGAAGGTTGAATATATATGTCATTACTGTCACAAATGAACCCATTAGTAGGGTCACGATTTCCCATGTTATTACACTACGCAAAATTTAAATATCCTTTCTTAGATATATTGTTCACAAAGAAGTCCGCAAATCTTTTCTTGTCTTTTTCTAAAGCATCCATGATAGATAGTGAAGAAGCACTTGAACCATCACCTATAGTCAATGTAGGTGCATAGCTAATATGATTAGTGATACCACCAGCTTGTGATGTATTGTTGTTTATTGCATTAATAGCACCTACACCAAGTCTTGATGTAGCGTTTGCGTTTAGTATAGATTCCTGACCCTGTTCGTTAACTTGCACTAGGGCATTTCTTCCTGAGGGAAAACCACCCTTAGCGAATTTTTGCCTAGCCACTGTGGCCAACTCTGCCCCACCTTTGACCGCCATTAGTAAAGACAATGGTATCCCGTATACTGGCCCTAACCCGGTAGGAGGGGGAGCCAATGCTCCAGCTACTGCTCTCGATGTATTGACCAACACTTCGCCCATGGCAAAGGCTTTTAAAGCTACTCCATTTTTCTTGTATAGTCCTGCCACTGCTTTACCAGCACTAAGCACTGCGGAAGCATGGTCATGCACTACTGATATTCTAGCTTGATTGATTGCGTTTTCTTTGTTAACTCTTTCTTGCTCTTTCTGCATATCCTCTTCCATATACTTGGACTTCAATTCTGCTAACTTTGATAGTCTTACTTGTTCTAATGTATATGTAGATTCACCAGCTTCGCTTAATAGTTTAAATTGTTCCTCATGCCATAGTTGAACTTCCATAAATTCTCTATCTCTTTCGCTCATATTTAATAAGCGAATTTGCTCTTGTGCTTGAGTAACTTTTTCAAATTTTTCTTGGTATGATTGGTCTGCTATTTCTTGCAC